CTAATTCTTTTATATTATTTTTTAATTCTTTAATTTCATTTTTCATTTCTTTTACATCATTTTGTAATTCTATATAATCTATTTTATTAATACTAATTAATATATTATCTATTTGTGTTGGTTTAATTTTTTTTTCTGGTTTTTCTTCTATTTCAGGTTTCTTTTTATTTTTATTATTAGACACTATTTCTTTGTATAAATCACTATTTTTATATACGTTATATCCTCTCGCTGATTGTCTATTAACAATATAATTGTGTTTAAATAATCTACTAATTATTCCACCAGGTGCTCTATTATGTATTTTTGATATTTCTATTATATCAAGCATATCTTCATTATATAATTTATTTAATTGTATGTCTTCTTCTTGTGTCCAAGGTTCTCCAGCATTTTTAAATATAATTTCCATTTTTATTATGTTATTTATTAAAATAATTTTAAACTATTTTCAATTTTATTATAAAATAATCGGCGTTTGAAATGTTAAAAGGTGTAAAATTTTCTGAACAATTTAAAGGAAACTTTTGCGGGAATTGTTTAAAATTTTCCTGAACAATTTAAAGGAAACTTTTGCGGGAATTGTTTAAAATTTTCCTGAACAATTTAAAGGAAACTTTCTGTGGCAATTTAAAGAAATATAAAACTCGTGTAAAAATCCCATAAAAATTATACATTAAATTTTTATATGGATGAACTCTCCATTTTTGTAAAAGAGATGCGAGGCAAAAATATTTTAAAAGATTTAGCCAGAACAGAAAAAAATTTACTTCACAAATGCATTCGTTGTAAACATTGTATGTCCAGCAGTGAATATGGTCCTGAACTGGAGAAGTTTTTAAAAATGCACTTCCAAATTGATAGGGCGATAAACAACACTTCTGGTGATGGACATTTCCAGCAAAAAAATATTGAAATAAAAGTTAGTTTAGGAGACAAAGAAGGAACATTCAGTTTTGTACAAATACGTCCAGACCATCAAGTTGACTTTTATCTGTTTTTAGCATACAACCTATTTGAAGGAAATATTGGAAAAATCCACTTGTTATTGGTTCCATCAGATAAAATATATGAACTTCTGCCACAATATGCAACATATGCACATGGAACTGTGGATGTTTTAGGACAGATAAATGCGCAAAATATATTTGGTCGCAACTGCGAATATGCACTGCGGCCAAATCCAAACAAAAATTGTAACTGCAAACAAAGGCAATTGTGGGATGAACTGCTAAAATACGAAATTAATTGGACACAATCCCTTAATTTGTAAAAAAAATATTTTGTAAATTATGTGGGAAAATATTGCTTGGAATATGTTTGTTGAATATTTTAAATTGCTCAACAATCCTGAACATAAAGAAAAAATGATAACATCTTTTGTTGATGAAATGGAAGATTTTAATATGTCTTTTATTTGCAAAACAAACCTAAAATTATTGAAAAATAAATCTGAAAAGATTAATATTAAAGAAGTAAAAAAAAATATTTATCAATTAAGCTTTAATCACAAAGATTTAGATGCAATGGGAATTGTTCAATTATTTTATGATAAAAACTTAAATAATATAAAAATAAACGACTTTTTTTTACACAATTATTATCCAACTAAAAATCTGTTTTATTTCCCAGTTTTTGTTAAAAATTATTACCATGATATCTGTTACAAAAAATCAACAAATATACTTCATTATGACCATAAAATTTTACCAATCAAATCCGTAAAACAAAAAATGGAAAAATTACAATTCAACAACACCACTAACTTCCTTTTTGCAATTTTAATTTTACAATTCTTTAAAGAAACTGACTGTTCATTCGCTAAAGTTGCTAACATTTTTTATATGCCTTGGGTAAAAGGAAATGTAAAAGTTATGAAAATTCCATTTATTATACAGAGAACATTAAATATCCACGAAATCTATAAACAAATTGAGGAAAATAAATTGTCAATCCTTGATGGATGGGGAATATATTATTGGTCTAATTTCTACAAAACTTATCTTGAATTTACAAATTCATCTAATAAAAACCAAGTTATCAAGGATGATATAGTTATTTCTAACATTCCTTTATCTTTTAACTTTGATTACCTTAAAATAACATTAAAAGAAAAAAAACGTGCACCTGTCTACGTTTTCGGTATTGGCAACAAAAACAAAGATATTAACCTCTCTTTTTGTATTGACTCATCCCTTAAAAATTACATCACAAATCTGCAAATTTAGAACGAACTTTTACCAAAGGTTCCTTATCTATATTAAAACCTTTCTCCTTAAAATGCCACTGCAATTTTTGTGCATATGTCTTCTCAAAAATTAGCGCAATTGTACTTCCTCCATATTGGAAATATCCAACTTCTTGTCCTTTCTTCACCTTTTTACCAATTAACTTTTTATCAATCACACAACTACTTACTTCCACCATCCCAATGCACACCATTGCTACATATCCCAATTCTTTTGTTTCATAAATAAAAATTGCTCTCGTCTGGACATTAGACAAAAATTTCTCTGATTTTATTACCTGCTTTTGCCCACAAAAAAATTTATCATAATATTGTATCAAAAAATAAGTCCCATTGGCTACATGGGCACTGTGCAATTTTCCACTAACTGGACTATGATATCGGTGATAATTTTCTGCATCCAAAAATCCCTGTACAACAGTCCCCCCAACAAATCTTTCCAAAATATGTTCATCCACTCCTTCCAGCATATCTATCAAACTATAATTATCACCTTTTACCGACACATAATCTCCATTGTACTTCACATTCCTCTGGAAATTTATTATATGGAAATCACAAGGACTAACCACTAAACTATCCGCAATTGGTCGCTGTTTGGCAATATCCCTAAACTCACGAATAAAAAATTTGTTCCAACTATTGTACTTTATATTCTTGTAATCCCCAATTGTTGGCATCCCTAACCAACCCTTCTTTGTTAAAACATATGCTGAATGTGGACTGTCTAAAAACCACCGCCATAAATTTAACAATCGGCGAATGTATTGATTTACAATCGCATCCCCAAAAAATAAATATCCATCTTTATTCACCATCAAATGGATAAAATAATTTAACAATATTAAACCATTAAATGGATTCTCTTTTCCATAATACTCCGGTGCACTTGTAAATATATTATACAATTGCTCAAAAAAATCATCCAAATTTTTGGGATTATAGGCAACATATCCCCGATAATTAGATGCACATGCCTTCTTTTTTTCTGGAATCTCTTTTATTAATTTATTTACAATGCTGTCTAAATACTTTGTTGATTTCACAACATTTTTTAATTGCGTAAGCTCCGATTTTATCGTGCGTTTATATTCCAATAAATTCATATAACTAATAAAAACAAATTTTTTTCATCCAAAACGGTTTTTATACAACATTATCACTTCCTGTTGTCCAATACTATCCTGTCTCACCGTATCCCTTGATACACTATAATCCAATTCATTAAACCTCTCTTTCAACAAAGTAACATCTATGTTTGCTACTATAAAATGCCAACTTTTCGGCCTCAAATCCTCCATATCCTCCACAATCTCCCCGCAATTACTTCCATAAGCTTTCATCGCAAAATGCGCCCCCTCTGGAACAGTCGGTTGACCATTGCTATCAATCGGGCCATATTTTAAAAATGTAAAATCTGGATGCATTTTATCCAAAACAATCTTCTCACGTTTTGTCTGCCTCTTCTCCCAAATCTGGAAACAACATTTTGCATCCATTTTCGGGGTAAAACAACAAGGTTTTAATGGCAAATCTTCACTATAAACCAAATGGAAATTATCATCCAACTGATTCTGTAAACTTATACGCTTAAATGTACGTGGTATAATAAAGGCAATAACTGAACAATATTGTGCACATCTATTAAAAAATTTAACAGCTAAACTGCTTATTTTCCCAAAAGGTGGATTGCCAATTGCTAAAATATTTCCACTGGGTATTTCATATTGTAAAAAATCTGCTTGTAAAACCCCTTCACATTTAGGGTCAATATCTATTCCAATTCTTTTGTCAAGCGGCAATAAATTATAAAAACTACCTTCACCAGCACTGGGCTCTAAAATAATGTCAAACATGGAAAGATTGTATTTATTCATAACAATTGACCAACATTTCTGGGCAATCGTCGGGTTTGTATAAAATTGGTCATTGGGCATTATAAAAAATCTAGCAAATACTTTTTAAATCATCTGAATATTCTTCAACCATCATTTGTTCAACTTTTACAGCAAATGTTCTGTAATAAACAATCACATTGTACAATTTATTACCGGTTCTTTCACCAATTTCTATATCAATTATCGGCAATTTCGGAATATATTTTGGACTTGTTAAATTAGATTTAATAAAAGGAACACAAATATTCTGTTTTACTAAGTAATCAATGTGTTCATTGTTCAATTGCCTATGATATCTACCACCATTTCTAAAAATATTATAGAAATTTCCCATGCGAACTACTTTTATTTTTTTGTCTTTGAATTGGTTAAGCCATTCAATCTCATCTTCTGACAAATTATTCATAAAATATTCTATTAATATACTTTTTTATTTCACTTTTTCTAAAAACCCAATCTTATTCACAAAAAATTAATTTAAAAAACATTGACATAGCATTAAATAAATGAATACACTTAAAGATTGCGTTATTTCCCAGAATGACGGGAAATTCAATTACAACAGATTTGTTCACAAGGAAATGTTCAATTTAATTGACCAGTTTAAATCCAGATATGGTGGTAATCCTGTTCCATTTCCTTCTGGAGTTTGTGCAATTGATTCAACAATTAATTGTTTAATGAAGGAAAATGGATGGAAACCTGTTCACCTAATTTATGGGAATGAATTGTACTGTGATTCACCAAGATGTTTTAAAGAATTGGAAAAAGATTTCCCGCATCTGGTTACATTACACAAAGTGGATGTTATGAAAGAAGATGTTTTACAGCAAATATTCCAAGAATGCGCATCTACAAACAACAGAGTTATTTTTTATTTTGAGACTTGTTCCAATCCAAATGGCCACATCTTTCGGTTTGAATTTTTGGATGAATTAAAGCAGATTTGTCCAAATTTGCGTGTTGTAGTTGACAATACTTGGGTTTCATCTGTATTATTCAATCCATTTCAATTTCCAGAAGTAGATGTTGTAATAAATTCTTTAACAAAATATTATGGAGCTGGACAATCCGGTATTTTAGGTGTGGCAATTGCAAAAACAAAAGAATTTAGCAACATCCTCTTTGATTATGGCCGATTTAAAGGATTGCACGTTTCTCCTCTTTATTGTAAAAGTGTTATTCTACAAATGCAAACAATAGAAGAAAGAATTAAAAAATCAAGCAAAACAACCGTGAATGTTGTTAATGAATTGGTGAAGAATGGTGTTGAAGTAATACATCCATCTATGGAAAGTAATGGTCGGGCGAAAAGATATTTTGGGGGATTATATCCAAGTGTTTTTACATTTATTATTCCAGAAAAAAAGGATAAAGCAATGAAGATAATGGCAGAAAGTGAGACGGAATTGTCCACTTCATTTGGAGCAGCAACATCCAGATTTGATTCTTGGCCATTGAGTAAAAAGAAAAAAACGATTTGCAGATTTTCTGTTGGATACGAAGAAGATGAAAATCTGATTTTACACACATTTTCTGAAATATTTAAAAAAGAAATGCAAAATGAAAAATATGGCAATTTCTACGATATTTGCGAAAAATGCGAAACATTGCAAATGATTAATGAATGTGATGATTGTTATAGTATTTATTGTAACGATTGTGCATTTAATGGTAAATGTGAATGTCAGAAACCCCATAGAGATATTTGCTCCAAAAATATAAATTGTTCTGGATGTGGAAATTCTGGATGCAGTGATTGTTTAGAATATGTATGCTGTGATTGCAGCGCCAAAATGTGCAAAGATTGCAAAGGTGATGAAGATGCATTATGTGATTGCTATGCGGAATAGATAAATAAAGGGAAAAAGTTAGTATTGTAATGATTGCCAAAAACATTTAGATGGAAAAAATAAATTTAATTTAAAAGATTTTTTATATTATTAAAATTATAATGATCACAGATAATTCTTGGACATCTGGAGGCAATAGTTGGGAATCTATTTCCAAATCAACTGTTTGGGGTGGAACTACTCATACAGTTACACAATTGTTTGAAAATGGACATGAAGTCGAATTAATTAATGACACAAAAAATACCTTTTTAGGAGGTGGCTGGAATGATACAAGTATTTGCACAAATTTAATTGATGGATTAACAACCGTAACTCATACACATGGATGTTAAAAAACGTATTTAAAGAAAATAAAATATATTATTTAAAATATAATGCTTTACGAAAGTTCTTGGACTTCTGGAGGAAATAACTGGAAATCTGTTGTTCACCAAAGTGAAATGGGTGGGACAACTACAACAGTTACAGATTTATTTGAAAATGGACATATTGTATCTATTACAAAAGATACGAGTGAATTAGTGACAGGAGGATGGATAGATATAAATAGTATTACAAATTTTACTGGTTGTGAAGGAACAACGACAACAACATATACACATGGAAGTTTTTAAAATATTTTTTACATAATAAAAAGTTTAATAAATTAAAAAAATATCTAAAAATTATAAATCTCATATCTTTGGTGCTGCATATAAGCTCCTCATTTTACATCTCAATTCGTGCCAATTTTCTGGAATGGAATTTCCTTGCAGATGACTCATAATTCCCAAACTATATGCATATTTTGCATTACCATCTACTCCTTTTCCATCATTATCTGCATCCCAAGTCATAACTCCTTTCATCCCTTTAGTTTTCGCATAATCTGTCATATTTAGAGCATCTTGTAATGTTAAATTACGTCCCATATCATCATTGCCTGGCATTAACCCCAATATCATTTTATCTGCAGATACACCCCAAGTTGTCATGTAATAATCTATATCATATTTAATCTGGTCGGTATATGAGTTGCCACTTGCAATCCATAAATCATACTCCATCGGTTGCCAAGCATCCAAATTACCAATTGTATAATTTATCAACTGTTGTTGATACATTCCACCTCCCCATGCTTGTGCTGCAGTGGTCAAAGTAATATACAAACTGGGATTAAGGGATTTTAATGTATTGATTAAGGATGCTGCATTATTGGCGAAATCAGATGGAACTCCACCATCTTCAATGTCAAAATCCACACCATCAAATCCACATTTTAATAAAATGGCGTTAATATTGGTTGCTAAATCACCGGGACGACTATATAAATCAGAACCTGCAAATGGATAAGTTGCACCACCAACGGATAAACTGATATGGCCATTGTGCTGGTGGACTAAATCAACAATTTGCTTGGTGTCATCCATTGTTAAACCACCAAATCCGGGGATGTAATCTTGACTATCAAAATTAAAACTGGCGAATGCTAAAACAACACGTGTTTGGGAAGTTACAACATTATTGGCAATCATATCTTGCACTTGGTCTAAAGGATTGGTGCCCCAAGTTGTTACATATGTAGTGTAACTCATATGTTAGATATATAAAATATTAAATTATAATAAGCGCAAAATTATAAATTTTTTCAACAATGCATGATTCAGGAACGGAAATTTCCTTCCTAAAACTTTTACTAACAACCAAACTTTTTAGATTTAATGGTAAATTTATTAAATCATATGAATATTTGGGATTTTTTATTGTTAAATTTTCCAAATTATCTGGTAAAAGGTTTAATTGCTGGTTAAACATGATTCCAATGATTAATGTTCTCAATGATGGAGGAAGAAAATTTAGTTCTTGATTGAATAAAGCTCCAAGTGTAAGTTTGCGCAGTTTAATTGGAAGATTATCCAGAAGTTGGTTAAAATTTCTTCCAAATTTAAGTTTTCTCAATGATTTAGGAAATTTACGAATAACAGAATCAAAATGGTCTCCTAATTCCATTTCAATGATTGAATCAGAAAGATTTTCCACTGTTCCATTAAAATCATCGCCAATTTTTAAAATCTTCAGATTTGGAGAGCAACCTTTTATATTGCCATGATAATGTTTTCCCAAATCAAGGTATTTTAATGAAGTGGGCATTTTCCTGATAGTGCATGAAGGTGCATTGTATCCAATTTCTAAAAACTCCATCGTGTCTGGAAATTCATTAATATTCATAAACATTCCAGAACCAGAATGTATCTTTAAATGTTTTAATTGGCTTGTATTTATTAAGTCTACACAAGAACCTTCTCCACTTACAATTTCCATATATTCCAAAGAATCCGGAAATTTATCAAGAAAAATATGTGAATAATTATATATTAAAAAATGCTCCAAAGATGCTGGTAACTTTCTAATACTACTTGAAAAATAAGAATCCAATTTAATATGTGTTACTGTATCAGGCAAACTATCAATATGCTGATTGAAATATGTTCCAAATTGTATGACCTTTAATCCTTCATGCAATTTGCCAACATCATTATCAAACCATGAACCCAAAAATATATGAGTTACCGCTGGTGGAATATTATCCAATGGTTTGTCAAATGCTGAATTTTTATCAAACAATAAATGCGTTAGTCCCAATGGTAAATTTTCCAATGATTCGCCGTATTTTTTGCCCAATAAAAGATGAGTAATTTTACTTTCCTTAAATACCTCACCAAGTTTTTCTGAACAATCATAATAAACAAAAGGAATGGTTATTTGGTCAATATCTTCTTTAGTAGGAGAATCCTCCAGCCAAAGAAAATTGTATGGGATTATATCCCCAGTTAAATCAAAATCAAATTGAAATTCTTTTATTCTCATATTGCTATTTTTTTAAAATACTTAGAAAAATTAAATCAATTTTTTAAGTTTATATTTTAAATATTTATTCTAAAAAAATTTATGTCAGAAAGAGAATTCTATTTACCCAGCAACAGAGCATATATTAGAGCCCTTAAGCGCTCATTCAAAAAATTAAAATTTACAGAATCAACAGAGGAAAAAGACAATTATTTCGTGTCCACCAGCAAGAATAATTGCAAATATTGCGTGGAATTCCGCAACTTTAAAGGCGTAGATTTTTTCAATAAAATTTTAACAACTCATAAGCTAAAAAATTGTGAACATTACCCCAAATCTTTCATCATCCGTGACGAAAAATCCTTCAAAAAACAAAAATTAGATGGCAACTATTACTACTATTGCAAACCAAAATATGGCGCTCAATGTCGCAACATCAGTGTTCTGCAAGGTAAAGAAACAGTTATTGACAAAGGATTAGACAATTACCCTTATATTATCCAACAAGAAATTGAACCCGAACTGGAAGATGGAAAGAAAGTTGACTACAGAACATTTGTTCTATATGTTAAACAAGATAATATGATAAAAGTTTTTTATTCACCACACCATTTAAAACGAATATGCGGTGATGATTATGAAAACAGAACGGAGGAATCTTTTTTCTCAATTGGAGAGAATACGAGACAAGAAGTGGTGGAGAATACATCGGAACAATTGGAGCAATGCTTAAAAAGTGCCCAAAAATATATTTTGCCTAAATTCACCAGTGAAAACGCAAGTGATCTGGAATTTTTCTTAACTGGATTTGATTTAATAAAAGATAGGAATGGTAAATTCTGGATAATGGAAGTGAACAGTGATCCAAACTTTTTCCATTATGATTGTGAAACAAAATTCCACCAAAAAATATTTAGAGATATAACTGAAAGTATTGTTCGCCACAGAGATGAAGGCATTTTTAGACTGGATTATTTTTCCGAACTCTAAAATTTCTTATGACACACTTCTCCAAATTCTGTTTAGGTACTTCACATTTGGCACCAATATTCCCATTAAAATCCGATATTGCTACAACATCTATTTCTTCCAAATGTTCACCAAGACATTTAGAGAAATCTCTTTTTTCAATAAAACAATGGTTTTTTATAACTTCGCCCAATTGCTGTTTCAATTCTTGTCTGGGCAATTCTACATCTTTATTTGCCAAAAATATTTCCATTAAAATCAACTCAAAGTAAAAATAAAACATTTTGTCTTCATTGTATTTAGAATGCATATTCTGGAAATAATCTGACAAATGTTGACTTAATGTTTCTGATTTTCCATCCAGATTTATAATTTTCATATTTTGGAAAAATTGCTCATTATCTTTCAGAAATGTAAAAAAAGTTTCATCTATATGTTCAGTGTTTTCATTGTAATTTATCTTTATAAATGATTTATTTATTTCCTCTGGCAATTGATTATATAAATATTGTTCAGATGTTTTGCCAAAATCAATGTTTTCAGTTATTTCATTAATTCCTTTTAACCCTCTTAAAAGAAAATCAACTAACAATTTTTTTTTATTCATATAGTTTTTATTAGAAAATATTATCTTATTTTATCTTATAATGCCCAGAGCTAAAATGAATGTCAACAACAACTTGTCCAATTCTGGAGGTTTAACCGCCTTATGGGTCATTTTATGTCTGATTTTACTTGCAATTGTTTTGTTTGCCATCTTCTGGCCACGCCGCCGTTACCAACAATCTTTAGTACGTGGTCAAGCAATGCAACCCTACCCCATGATGAACATAGAAAACTTTGAAGGATTAGATGGCTACGAAGATTTAATGGAAAGTATGTCTAACCCAGATGATGCACAATCTGTTATGAATTCCGACCAACCAATGATGGTGTTTTTCTATGCCCCTTGGTGTGGACACTGCCAAAATGCTAAACCAGCATTCCAACAATTAATGGCTAAACACCCCGGAAAGGCTGCTATGATTAATTGCGATGAACACAAAGAAATTGCTCAACAATTAGGTATTCAAGGATTCCCTACTATTCGTTATTATCCTAATGGTCCTAAAAATGGCAATCACCGTGAATATCAAGGTGATAGAAGTGCTGATGATATGGAAAGATTTATGCAATAAATCACCAATCGCAATTTAATCAACATCTTCAATTTTATTTGTAACTGAGTTAATCCATTCTGTTGCTTTTTCTTCACCAAATTTGGTAATTTCTTTTTTGTGTTCTGGGCTAATATCAAATCGCATTGCATTTAATGGATAAGAAATTGTTATAACATTTTCCATATTGCTGATGCTTTTATCAACTAAACTATCCATTATACTTGAAATAATGTAAAACATATATGTATAAACACTATCTGGACTGCACTCCAGATTGGATCTGTGCATAGCAATTCCCAATGTTTGCTTCAATTCCTCTTTTGGTATGGATTCATATGGTAAAGGGCACATTATTGCACCATCTGAATACAAATCTCCATCAATATTAATCGGTGTAAATGCAATAGGATAACTGCCAGAAATTCTTAATGCTTGACATACTTGCATATCTGGTGTAGAATCAACACTAAAATATGCTGGAACAGATTTAGAAATATTGGTGCCGACTAAAACGATGTTATATTTAGCAATTTTAGCAAATTCAGCAAATGTAATACAAGGGTTAATGTCGTAGGATTTAATGGTTGCTTTTAAAAAATTGGCGAACCGGTTACCTTCATCAAATCCGAAGTTTTGGAGCAATAATCGCATATCAAACTGCTGGAATTCTGATAAATCAACTGTTTCAAATAGGGTGATTAATTGTGAAGTGGTCATACCCATTGCTAAAAAAAATGCAATATATGCGCCAATACTGCTTCCATAAATATTTTTAACGTTTTTCATGTAACCATGATTTTCCAATTGTTTAATTGCACCACATATTGCTAATCCTTTAATGCCGCCTCCAGAGAGAACTAAATTTTTTATTTCCATTATTTATAAAAAGGGTATTTTTTTTTATATTATTTTACTAATATTATTATATGTACAATGTTAACGATATTAGAAAATTTATTCACGAAAGAGAAAAAGGACGTCTTAAAATTTTTGAAGAAATATTAGAAACCTGTTTCCATCGCATCCAAAATGCTGTTGTACGTGACGACCCTTTTGCTCTTTTTGTTGTACCGGATTTTATTATTGGTAAACCTAAATATAATTTCGGTAATTGTATACAATATATAATTTTCCGTTTAAAAAATAATGGATTCCAAGTTAAATATCATTACCCTAATGCTCTGCAAATATTCTGGGGAAAAACAGATTTCTCCACAATGTTAAGCATAGAAAATGACAAAGGCACATTAAATACTTTAGCAATAGAGAATAAGCCAAACAATTCATTACCTGTTGGTGACTGGAAAGTTCCTCACAGTGGAGAAGCTTTAGGACAAAAATTAAAAGCTCCTCCTAAAAGAAGTTTTGACTTAAACAATGGATTTATTGGAACAAATAAAAAACCGGATATTTCTTTTAAATTTAAAGATGAAAATAAAGAACAGAAGAAAAAAATGCAACAACAGGAAAAATTTAAAGCAATTAACAGTTTTATCCCAAGAACAAATATATTTTCTAAAATATAAATATGGTGCCAACACTTGACAATTTTGAATTGTATAAAAGATTTACTTCTGGAAAAACAGAAGAACAATCAATAGAAAATTATAAAAAGTATTATAAAAATTCTGGATATATAATTGGTATTAGTGAAGAAATAGTACAATGTAAATTTAAGAAACGAGCTCTTGAAAATCAAATAAAAATGATTGATATGTTGAAACGCCATAAAAAAATATATATAGATTTTTATTCTATTGGAGGAGCAATTTTTTCAAATAAATGTTTGTATGTTTTTTTTGAAAAACTTTTTAAGAATGCAAAAGAACTTAAAACAGAATCAATATCTTTAAGTGCACCCCAACAATTATATTATAATAAATATAAAGAATTAAGAATTTACGCAACAAACATTGCAGAAAAAAATAATATTAATTCTTTTTATGTTACTCAACAGGCATACTTAAAAAGTTCACTTGAAGATGTAAAAGAATTAATACAATCTTGTAATGCAAATATAGCATTAGTATGTGGAGGTTTTAGATTGGTTGACTCTAATAATTCAAATTTATTAGTTGAAAGAGAAGAAATTATTGAATCTTATAAAAATATAAGATGTTTCTTAAAACATAATAATATTAAATTTACAGATAATACTCAAAATAAATATTTAATAAACTGGTTAATAAAAAATAATACAGTAAAGGATTTAATAGTTAATTTTTGCTATGGTACGAATTTTAATGTGGAAAATAGTAAAATAATAAATAAATATGTTAAATTAAATGTGGGAGATTATAAATTAAATATTAATGCAAGTAATTCCAGTAATAATAATTCATCATCTCATGAATCACAGAGCTAACCAATTTTTCACAATATTATACATCTCTTTATTTTTAGGTTTTTTCTGTTTCTTATATTTTAACCAATCCAACTCTATCTTGGTTATATCTCTGTTCAATTTTACTAAATTTCTCTCATAATAACTATCATGTATACCACTTCTATCTACAATTGCTGTACTTAAATCTAACTCATTTAATATTAAACTGGATTCAATTTCGTCAATCATTTTATCTAAAGTTGTAAATGTTAACAATAAACTCTCCAATTTTGTTTTAAAATAAAGAGGTCTAACAGCATCTTCATTAATTTTAACAACACTCATATCATCCATTTTTTTAGAAAATGATGGATTATCTAAAGATTGCTTAATAAAATTCAATATTTCATTAATCAAATCTCCTTTTTCAAAATCTTTTCTAAAATCTTTCATTCTTTTTCCTATTTTTTCATAATTTATATTATGCATTAAACTATATTTCACCGCAATTGTTAAACTATCATTACAATCTTTATTTATCAACCTTATAATATTGGATATTAATTGTGCTTTTTGCAAAAAGAAAAGTAAGAAAAGATAACAATTATTTGTAGAAGATTCAATATTATTTTTATCTAATAATGGTGCCAATTTATTTATATCCATAATTCTAATACTATTTTTAGTTTAATTTTAGAGAAAAGTAAATTCTATCAATCAATTTCCTATAATTTTCCTCTCCTAAAAGATTGCCAATTCCCGACCTTTCATAATATTCTTCCACACTCTTCTTATTTCCACATCCATATCTTTCCAAATCCTCTGTTATCTGTTCCACATCTATCTTCTCAAACACTTCATCCCCACACAATTTACCAATCTTACACAAACGCAAAAAACTTACCAATCCATGAACCTCAAATCTTCCATTCATTTGGTCCTTCAATTCCCAAAATGTATGTCTGTAGTTCCTACTCCATAGTGTAAAAACCACATTCTTATGTGGCGTGTAAACCCTCACATTATGTGTAAAAAATCTTAATGACATCAAAAACTCTTCCCCCCAAAATAAATTCTTCAAATTCTTATCAAATGGAACCACCTTAAATATCGCTCCATAACAAAAACTAAAACCTGCCGCCCAAAACATATTCCTCTGTGGTCTATCTAACTCATCCACATATGACGTAAGCACCGGAACACCCGCCCTTATCTTCTTTAACTTCAGCACATTCACCTTCCCAGTCTGTGGCAATCTATCACTCCCCAATTGATAACCCTTTGGATAGGTACTTATCACACTATTCGCCCTTAAACTACTTAACATCTCCACCAATTGTTCATCCCATCCCTCCACAAATCTACTATGACTATCTATCTGCAAATAATACAACTCATTCCTATATAACCTCTCATAAATTATATATCTTGCATATGCCGGTCCCCTTGCACGTGTATGAGATTTTACCATCAATCTAACTTGGTCTTCTGGCAAAAAACTTAAATCAATTTTAGAATCTTCTTCTGCCATTTGTGCATAAACACCAAAAACTAATCTTCTTGGATTTAATGCCTTTTCAAATGCATCCTTTATTGTTGGCACTATCTCTGGATCCCTATAACATGCAATGGAAATAAATATATCTAACATCTGCTTTCTAAAATATTATAAAAACAACATTTTAAACACACATCTAATTCAAATTTATCACTCTACCTTTTCCCTCTTTGGGTTTCCTCATCTTTATCATCCTCTTCGTCTCACTCTGATTTGTTGACACAGAACTTACTGTATCCTCATTTGCTACCGGTTTTGCCGACGGCACTCTCGGTCCATTCACCATATTCAATATATCATCCACCCCACTTGGCCCCCTCATCTGCCCTTTGCCTCCTGCTGCCGGCTTCGGTCCCATCATCGTCTCCGCCTGATTCATCATCATATTAAATAATGGGTCATTCTCTCCACTCGCTGCTTGCTCCGTTCTCATTGTATTCATCGCCGCCTGTTGAACATTCTTCGCCAACTCCGGATTCTGCTGCAAAATCTGATCTAAACCCGGCATCTTACTCTTAAATAATGAATTGGATAAATGAAACATTACAGCACTTCCTCCTACCATCATTATTAAGCGCAATTCTGGAGGTACCTTCATCTTAGACTGATATTTCTCATGCAACTCCTCAAACACTTCATCATATTCATGTAAATTCTCATAAATAGACTCTGACCAACCGTCTAATTTGATGTCGAGAGGGTCAAATTTTCCGTTAAGGAATTCAATACCAGATGTTACTGCCATTAAAATTTTCCTTTGGAATTTAATACTTTTGTTAATATCTCTTTGTTTTTTCAATCTTTCATATTCAAATTTAATATCCTCTAAACTATTTTTCATACTATATTCACGACTGGGCTTAAATCCATTCTCTTTTAATCTGTCTAATCTATACAACAACTCTTGCTTTTCTGCTGCAATCTCTTCCAATGTTTTTGGTCTTTCTGGTGGACGTCTACTAACAGAAGTACCTGTGTTTTCATCAGAACCGGTTTCTTCAGAGTCTTCTTCACTACTGCTGTTATGATTATGTGATGCAAATGCATTAAAGTCTTGTCCATTTCCATCATCATCATCGTCATCATCGTCGTCAATGCTTCCTAAAAGGTTGTTATGGTCATGAGCGGAACCCATTGCATCATCTTCTCCAGCTTCAGTGGAAATATCGTCGGAATCTTCACTATTTTCATCAGAACTGGAACTAAAATTTTTAATTTTGTTAGGATTTCCTAGTAAATTTAAATCATTCTCCAACATACTAAAGTTAGGACGTGTATGCTCCACTGGTTTATTAGATTCTTTTAATTGTGGTTTCATTGATTGTCCTGTTTTAGTATAATCTCCATTATTTTTTAAATCAGTGCGGCTTACTTTATAACCTTCACTACCACCAACATTGTCAGAGATTTTCACAATATTTGTATCACTATCTTTAAAAACTTTTAGGGTATCGGCCATTTAGTTATAAAAAGAATTAAGTTCTGGTATTAAACCGCACCTTTTGTTTTTCTAAATTATCGTTATAGATTTGTATGACTTTTTTTGCACGTTCTAAATCTTCCATAGTTATAGTTTCCTCTTCTTTAATATTGTTTCCATAACTAAACAATTGCCCAATGTACATTTTGCTTTTTTCGTTTAACAAATAATTAAATGTAAATATAAATAGCAGTGTTATTAAAATTGACCATTTTACATCTCTAAAGGCCAAAAATATTATAAAAAATATAAATAACCTCCTAAAAAATGGTTTGTTAAATGTCTGTTCCACATTTCTCGGTATCTCTGCTGTCAAATATTTCCCTCCCATATACATAGCCATCGTTGATACACCATTAAATAATTTACTTGTTCCAACAGTTTGTAAAATAATGTCTAACATTTATTATTTAACCAGATTATTTTTTCTTACTTATCACCTCCTCCACATTCTCATCACCACTTACACTTTCAAAGCCATCGTCCAACTCTATCTCTGTATCCAGCGTTATCTCATTATCAGTCACATACGTTCTTTCATCCATTTCTTCATATTGTTGCTGGGGATTGTCGTACACTTCTTTTTCTTTTTGTTTTAATACCGATTTGGGAGTCTTACCAATAATTGGTGACAATAATTTATCAAAATACTTTTGCGGTGTAAAATATAAAACAACAAATGTTGCCAACAAAATCATAAAAGCAATATTGTATCCATTTATATATGCAAGTAATGCCAAAAATATTAAAATTATTGCGGCATCTTTCACATTCAATTTTATATTGCTAAAACTACACTGGGTTGATAAAATAAATATTACTATACATATGCAAAAAATACTAACTATTATATTACTCTTACTTACTGTCTCCATTTATTCTAATATCTCATATTAAAATAACATATTTTACCTATGCCATATCAAATTCATATGCAACTCCACTCTGTGTATATGGCCCATTCTCTAAAGGCTGTTGGGGTAATGCATCAGGAACTCCAGACCCCATAACTGACTCATCTGGGCGATATCCCTGAGGATTAAATGGAAGCCTCTGGATTGGAGCATAAGGACCACAGTTCTCTGGACTTTCTGCATCAACCATATTGGCCATTGATTCAACAACTTCGGGGGTGTTGTCTACATATTCATTGTCAAATTTAGTGGGTTGGTCGTCTTCTTCTTCCATATTAGTCATATATTCTGCAAAAGATTCAGAAACTTCCTTTTTGTACATGAGCATATTGGTGTTTAAGAATGCAATGGTTAAAAGAATTGCGAAAGTGAATCCACCATATTTAAATAAGTCCATGGCAAAGAATCCAACAATTAATAAATAGAATAATCTAAATATCCAATTATTAAAAAGTTTAACTAAAAAGTTTAAGAAACCGGTGCCAGAATTGTAATAAGCGGCAAAATTGATGTAAAGGATGTAAGCAATTACTGCTGCATAAACAAATGCATTAAAGATTAAATGACCTTCTACCATTTATAAATTATTCCAATATTTTTTTTTTATTATATTTTGCATAATCCATTCTCTTTACCCCATGCACTACATCCCCATGGTCCTATTACATCTTCACTTTTATTCTCCAATTTTGCCAAAAGAGAATTTCTCTCCACTTGTATCACATTGTCTAAATTATCCTCCACCACTGTAAAATTCTCACTCAACAATCTATTATTCAAATATGTATAATATACATACATAAATGTGATTGTAAATGCTATCATATAAATAATCCCTAAAGACCTATTAAACATTGCAAACATTATTGCTATAAAAATAAGTATAAACTGTATAATCACATTTGTAAAAATTGAGCTAAACTCTTTAGGAGTACCTGTTGAAATAAAAATTATATACAAAAATAACATCAAATATAATATTCCAACATGCGTGGGTTCACTCAAAGCATATTTAGTATAAACATCTAATTTATCCATTTTATATTTTATGGATAAAATTTTTTAAAAATATCTCAGTATACTTTAGTAGGCCAATGCCCTATTGTTCATTAGAAGAAGCCTGGGGAAATGATTTTAAACATTCCGACTATTTTGCTAAAGTTAATCAACCAGCTCAAATTCATTCTCGTATGCCCCCCGAGGTCGCTAAAGAAGGACTTGATAACACACATACAATCCCTAAACCTCAAGAAAATATACCCTCATATAACGGCGGTTTTCCTACTGTCAGCCAATTCCAAACCGTCCCAAGTGAGCACACACCTTATAAAGTTAATTTTCCTGATAGGGCCAAAAGAAACTTCCTTCAACCTCCTAAAGAAAGCAACGAAAATGATGATGACGATTTAGATGTTGATATTCTTGAAGATAATGACCACGATATCCGTCATATTGATAAGCAGCGTAGAGTTGCTCCCGAATACGAACCGGATTATATGACCAGTGAAGACTATTTCTTATACAAGAAATACTGCAGTTTAGCAGAAAAGTACAAAAAACGTTTACGCCGTAAATTCAAAAACTTTATGGCGGAAGATGAAAACAAAGATATTTTAGAAAGCTTCGGCAATATGCATAACATTGCACAACAATCTTACAACATCAAAGATATTTTTATCATAATTATTGTAGGAATTTTTATAATTTTTGCACTTGATGTTTTTGTTAAATTAGGTGGACGTATGTCCAAATAAATCAATCGTAATCTCGCAAAAATTTCCAAACAACACTAAATATAATTCCTTGCACTCCATTCGTTAGAAGTTTCGTCTCTAAACCTCTAAACATCAATCCTCGCCATCCATCCTTCTTTATAACCTGTTGTAATGCTTCCATATATCCTATCTGAATCGCATTCGTCTGTTTAACAGTCTTTATCACTCTTATACTATTGCTCGTTGTATCCGATATTGCACTCGCACAAAATCCAATCAACGCATTCCTTCCCAGTGCCTTTAGTGCATCTTCCTTATATGATATATTCGGCAAATAACTATTCATATAATTGTAAGTCACAAACCACGGATAATGTCCAACCATTGTTGCAAAAGATGACGCTAATGCACCCTGATATAATGCTGGTACTCCATTAGACCTAACCTTATCCATTACAATCTTTAATCCATCTTTTCCATGAACCTGTTTAGACGTTTTCCATGTATCAATTGGAACCGTCCCTAATCTCCATATTCCTGCCATAACAGATGCACCCGCTGTTTGCAAAAAAATAGGAGCTTCCGGATAATATTTTGCAAAAATAAATAAAGATGCCTCATTCATTGCTGTGTCTCCAAATCTGGAAATAGGACCAATCATTAATGCAGGTATATATCCTCTGTAAAATCTTACTAAACCACCTTGCTTATAAATCTGCGAAAATGCTGCCGGAAATGTCCCACCATTTTTGTATTGGTAATTCATTGTTGTTCGCAACCACATCAGAGAACTTACTTGAATTGCCATTGCACTGGCACCAGCAGTACCAGAATAAAGTGATTTCTTGTAGATGGTTTGTAAATCCGACATATAATTAAATATTCACTATATATTCTTTTAAATTATTATTCTTATCAATATTTTATTTTGTCCAAACTATTTTTATGAAACATATAGGAAAAAATGGGATAAATTGTAGATTATATAAAAAGCTATATAAATGTTTAATTAAATTGATTGGAAAAAAAGATGAACAAATACCGGATGAAGCAAAAATGTTTCCAAAAGTAAAACTAATATTAGAAATTAATAAATGATTATATTTTTTCGCCATTTTCCATCATTTTTATAAAAAGTTTTTCTTTTAGTATTTTTTCCATACCAATACCTTTTTGTGTGAAATATTTAAATGCTTTTATTACTTCAAAATTTTTAGCAGTATACTTTCTATGTTCTTCACATAAATTACCACATTTAGGATTTCCTATATTGTTGCAATCTTTATGTAAACAATTACTTAAATCATTTACCCACAACTCATATCCCTCTGGAAAATATAAATATGAATATACTTCTAAATCTTCTGAATTATGCAATTTTTTACATATAAAACATTTATGAATATCCTCCTTATAATAATTATTATTTGCAATATTATAACAACTATAATGAAATTCACAACCACAATTTACATTTTTCATATAATTTAATGTATCTTTTTCCATTATCTCATTACATATCATACATTTGTTGTTTTCTGTATCAATTGGAAAACGACACAATGGGCAATTTAATGTGCAACTTACACGTTTTTTTATACTTTCTTTATATTTCTCATAACATTTTTTATCTAATTTATGCATACAAGGTAATATAACTAAATTTTTTTCTTTAATTTTTTCAAAACAAATACAACATTCATTTTTCTTTTCAAAAAATCTCATATACTATGATAAATATAATATCAACTTTTTTAAACTTTTCTATAAAACTAATTTTTTTTTAATATTATTAGTTATTTCTTCATAAAAAAATAATATTTTGATAAAATAAATCAGAATATTTGTTAGCAGATAATTAATTAAATATTCACATTATCTATTTTTTTTACAAAATTATATGTTTTTAAATTATTTAGTTCTTGTCCATGTGCTATAAGATACTTGAGCATCTTGTGGGGTATCAGGAATAGTACCAGCTTCCCAATTAATGGAATCCATTTTTAAAACATTGTTCTTTTTGATACATGTTGGAACAAAATTGTATGTATCATTATTAGCGGTATTATTTACTAAAACTAATTCCCATCCACTTTTGCAATGATATTGCCAGACTCCATAAAAATTTGCAAAATCTGATAATGATTGAACGAAACGGCCATTTTGTTCTAAGGTTGTGGTATAAGTTATTTTTTCGGGGTTGTAAATATTATTTACACCATCACGGACTTTGAATTCAACTACACTCCAGCTTCCAGCTACATTTGGAGGATTCATATATATATAATATTATTTTTTTTCTAAAACTTAGAAATAAAATCATTTTATAACATTATTATCTTTTGTAAATCCGACATATAAATAAATATTAACTATATGTTTTTAAATTATTTAGTTCTTGTCCAAGTGCCATAAGAAACTTGAGCTATTTGTTTAGCATCCGGATTAGAACCTGCACTCCACTCAATATAATCCATTTTTAATACTTTATTTTTTTTTACACATAAAGGAATAACCTTAAAAGTATTATTTTGAGAATTGTTACTTATCATATGTAATTCCCAACCACTCTTGCAATTATATTGCCATACTCCATAATAATTACCATAAATATTATTTATTGCTTGAACAAAACGACCATTTTGCTATAAATCACCAGAATATTCTCTCTTTTGTGGATTGTAAATATTATTTACTCCATCTTTTACTTCGTATTCTACAACACTCCATTTTCCGGCTACATTTGGAGGATTCATATACATATATATATATTATTTTTTCTAAAACTTTAAAATAAAATCTTTGAATGATATCCTCTTATAACCTTAATAAAATCGGGCAAAAAATTATCTGATTACATGATTAATGCATTCATTCTTAAATAATGTATTGGGATCATTAATAAACTATTTTTAGAAATTAAAATATTTAGAGCTGTGTTTTTTCTTCCATTTTATTTAATAAACTATTATTAGAAATTAAAATATTTAGAGCTGTGTTTTTTCTTCCATTTTATTTAATAAACTATTTTTAGAAATTAAAATATTTAGAGCTGTATTTTTTCTTCCATTTTATTTAATAAACTATTTTTAGAAATTAAAATATTTAGAGCTGTGTTTTTATTTTATTTATTTTTTCCGAAATTTTTAGTTTTTTTATTTAAATAATATATATGTCTAAGCAATCTAATGCTACCTTTGACAACTTAACAGTTAACAACTCTACTTCACTTTTAGGTAAATTTAAACTTGATGTAGAAGGAGTTAAATTGGGCGGAAATTCTGATATACAAGTTATAAAAACCAATTCTAATACTATGGAAGAATCATATAGACATAGATCCCACGAATTGAATTTAGAAAATGACAAGTATACATCCAATTCAAAAATTGGTGCCGCTACTGTTATAAGAAATGCCCGAACCGTTGATAAAAAAACTAGAGCAGATTTTCTTAAAAAACTATCTCATCTTGAAAGAGCAGATCTTGATTTGTCTGTAGAAGAACTTAAAATTGTAAAAAACCACAAACAATTTAAAAAAGAAACTTCTAATGATAAAGTTAATGTTACCCAAAAAGCAGGTTCATTCCAAAAAGTTTCAGAAGCAGATGAAGTTGATTGTACACAAAAATGTAATAGTTATATTAAAACCCAAAAAAGAAACAAAATTAATATTACCCAAGCAGCTGACGAAGTATTAAGAAAGAAATCCGCAAAAAATATGAAAACCACTTCAATAATAGGAAATAACAATTATGAAGTAAAAAGATATGTTGTTAAAGCTGATGTTCGTATTGCCGACAAAGCAGTAAAAACAGTTGGTTTCGGTACAGGTGAAGATAGTCCTAGCTTAAATGTTACAAACTTTGCTACTTTAAATTCTTTAGAAAAATTTGCTGCACAAGGAGCAGATACTGTATTATGCACTCAAGTCTTTCCAGTAACATCAGTTTATAAAATACAAGATGATAAAGTTTACAAAAGAGTTGCTGAAAAGGATGTGCTTAGATATTTAAGAGTTACTGGACAAGAAGAAGCTTTATTCCTTGCATTAATTGCCAGTAAACAACAGTAATAATTTTTAGTTTTCTTTAAAAAATTAAAAATTACAATTATCCGAACATTTTACTTTTGTACAATATTGTAAACATCACAACAATAAAAGCGATGATAACAGCAATCCACGCAGTTTTTTGTTCACTTAACATTTTTTCCTTTGGGAATGGTGGAAGCACTATTTCAACTTGTTTTTGTTTCATTGCTCTTAATTTAGCTTTAGCCATTGCAACTTTATCACGACCATTAAAGTCTTCTTTTTCAACAATATGCGACCTAACTGGTGGCATATGTGCACCTTGTTGTCTCATATTTGGCATCATATCTTGTCCATCAGAATGGAACTGATTATTCTGCATATTATTGTTCAACAATTTATTATCATATTGGTAATCTACTGTGTTACCACCCCAATAATCGCCACCATAATTTTGGACAGTACCCCATCCTTGACTGTCCATACCAACAGAAGGTCTAAATGTATTACCATTTGCATCTCTGGTGGTCATATCACGGGCAACTGCGCTGTCACTTTTCCATTGGTAGTTTGTGTCACCAAAAGGAGGGTCAGTTGGCATAGGGACAACTGGAGAATTAATAGTTTTCATTTGGAAGTCTTCTATACTTTCCAATTTTGTATTGTTAGTGAAGTGCTCTAAATCACAAGCGTTACCTAAAGAAAATATGGTCATCTATCTTTTAATGAGATTCTATTTTTTCCAAAAAATATTATAAAAAAATCCATTTTACAATAACCTCTTGCAAAAAACTCCGATATGATTTAAAGATTGTAGATTTTACATGAACATTTCTCACACAAACTTTTCTTTTACAACAAAAAAACACTTTTTCCCATCCACTCCTCTCCCCCTATTACCATAGCCATTTTTCATTACCATAAAAAAATATTTTTTCTAAATTTCCATTACCACAAATTTCCCACCATAGTAGAAACACCTATTACCACCAATTACCATAAATGGCAAAAAATTGCTTCGATACAAAATAGTCTGGTAATACATCATAATGCTATTACCATGCCTATTTTTTCGAGATATATTTTTGTTTTATCATAAAAATAGGGAATGTGTTGGCGGTTTTGAACCATAGCCGACACCTATTTTTGAACAATTTTTGGTTTCTAAAGCAAGAAAATAATTTTATGGAAAAAACACAAAAATAAATTGGCCATCCTAAAGGTTCCTCCAATTCTCTAAATATTCTACAAAAATCACATTTTTCGTCTCTAGCACAAGAAAATAATTTTTTACAAAAAAATAATTCAATTTAAAGACATCTTAACGGTAAAAAATGATAGGTGGAACGATGGTTCAAAATTGGGTATAAAAAAAAATAAAATGTGGATGGGCAATGGGATTTGTTTTTTTTCAGAGGTATTCTGGAGTTAGATTTTTTCTATTATTTCGTTTTTTATTTTTTCAAGGAATGACCGCTACCTCCCGGAATGAAGCACCTTTTTTTGATTTCAATTTTAACACCATAATACCATAAATGGATTTGGAATGTAATTCTGCGTGGTAATATGAATTACCATTTTATGCTCTATAGTCCCTTCATGGTTCCAAATATGTGGTTAAAATCTTAAGAAATGGTAATGGATGTAAATATTTTTTAATCATCCATTACCATACAGTACCATACTTTTATTTTTTCGGCGAAGGGTATGGTAATCGTTTTTTATGGTAATAAAACAATACCATAAATTTTCCGATATTACCTTACCTTGGACAGTATTACCATAATATGGTACTTATGGTAACGGATGTTTTGTGTATATTTAGCTCCTCAACCATGCTATGGTAATAACATATGAGCTTGGTGGTCAGCTTCTCTATTACCAGCCTGTTTTCTATTACCATAAGAAAAAAAACGTTTTTAGAAGCTGAATGGCATGGTAATAAACATTACCATCAAGCGTTTCGAAGCTTAAATATTTTCTAAAAAAAATCCGATAATTCCGACATTACCACACATTACCATAATTTTCGGAAGGGGCTAAATTTTATGGTAATGGCTGGTAATGCTTATTACCATACCCAGCAGCTTCTTTTTACCCCTTTATTACCATACCATTACCATAAATCGCCTTGAACCATCGTTCTTCTTTTATGACGGGATACGATAGTACCATTATGGTACTGACGAAAATGACCTTTCAGAAAATTTTTATGGTAATGGTATGGTAATGCTATTACCACTCGTTTTTTCAAAATTGCATATTTTTATGACCATTTATGGTAATAAAACGAGATTTTAAGGTTCCAAAACCATTACCATAAAAAAAATAACTCGTTTTCGTTACTTAATCGTCCCTAGGGTTATGGTAATGCATTACCATAAATGTTTTTTTTTAAAATATTTTATTACCATATTTTTAGACTTATGGTACTGTTTTAACTTTTTTTTTAAACGATGGTAATATTCATTACCATAAATATTTTTAGATAAGAATTAGAACCCATTACCATAACATAAAAGTGAGAACGGGGTATCATGAATTTTAATAAAAAACGAGTTGACTTAAATTTTTATTGGTAATTTTTTCATTTTCTGATATACCATATTTTAATTTTATGGTAATATATATTAACTAATTATTTTTTGTTATGGTAATAGTTTTGACCATAACGTTTTAAAATTAAACATTTTATTACCATTTCATCCCTAGATTATTATTATGTTATATTGTATATTTTTTTTTTAATTAATATAAAAATAATAAATATATAAGATAAACATCATTAAATAATAAATAACCGTGAATGATTTTAAAATTAGTCAGTTTTTTAAAACGTCCGTAAAATTTTTTTTCCATTTCTCACTAGTTATTTTCGATTTTTAAAAATTCGTGGACCCAGCACCAAATTAGTCAACTTTTCACCGTCCTAATCCTAGGTTACTTAAAAAAATTTCTATGGTAATAAAACGTTTATTCCACTAAAATTTCGTATTACCATACCATTACCATAAAACATAAAAATGCATTTCCTGCAATTTCCACTATCTCCTATAAAATCACTTCCATAAAGTCTTCAATAAACTCGCAAAAAAAACGGCAAATAATTAAAACACTCCAAAAAAAACAGAGCAAAAAACCATTACCAAATCTACCCTCCACTAAACGACATGGTACTATTTATTACCATAACGCTTAATTTTTTTTAAACGCTTCATGGTAATGGTAATGCGTCCTGATACCAATCTGATGTTTGTAATTTCCCAAATATTTAAAACATCAATCTCAACTGATCGCCAGTACCACGATGGTACTATTTTTAAAAATGTGGTAAATTTACAATTTACATAATGGTATGTATGGTAATGGTCAATTAACCAAAAAGTGGGGATGTTACCATATGAGTACCATGAATCGTTTATTTTTCGTTGGATTTTATAAAATATGGTAATTAAAAAAAGATGGTCAAGCATGGTCAACTAAGGTCATTTTTGAATTTGAAGTGTTCATTTTTAAGGTATCGGAAAATAAATTATTTCCCTGTTTTCCAAAAAAAATTACATCAGGTAAGGATCAGGATGGATTTTTTGAACCTTGCCCGACACTTCGGGACCAAAAATTAAAAATGTATTTTGTCTCGAATCCATTACCATAATTATTTATGGTAATAGAAATGGTCATTTTACCATTACCATCATTACCATAAATTTTAAAAAAATCCAGAGGTACTTTTTTTACCCGTTACCATTTATGGTACATGTTTTTAAAAAAATTTCTATTTTTAAACGATTGCGAAAAATAGCGTTTTTTTAGATAGTAAAAATGTACGACAAAATAATATTTATTTTCACAGAAATCTCATTTTTACAACATTTTCGTAAAAAACCCGATATTAATTCAAAAATGGACGGATTCGTAAAAATTGCACATTATTACCATACCATTACCGATATTAAATTTAAATAAAATATCTAATAATTATGGTAATAGTTTTATTACCATGATTTTGTCATTTTTCAGCCACTTTTTTTTTAAAAAAATATTTTATTACCATTTATTACGAGGAGCAAAATTAACATTTTTTCTCCGTAATGTCATGGTAATAAAAATTTTTCCCAGTTTTTCCAAAAAAATGGGTACGAAAAAAAGTCGTAAAAAAATCCGATATTAAATACAACCCAAAACTGTCTGTAATACTGTAAAAGTCAACTCGCTCTCATTTCACTACATTATTTTTAAATAAAATGCACGATTTGCTCTTTTTCCATTCCACACCATTCCAAAATATTCCAATATGAGAAATAATTATGAGTAATACTGATGCTACATTGGATTTTAATACATTACCATAAAATATAAAAAATACAATAAAAAATAAAAATATATTTTTTATGGTAATATATGGTAATGTTTAGAACATATAAAAAATGAGCAAAAAAGAGCAAAATGAGCATTTAGAGTATAAAAATAAAAATTTAAATATTATTAAAATAAAATGTCTAAATTTACTTGCAAAAGATGTGGCAAGTTTTTTGATAGAAAATATAATTATGAACGACATATTAACGACTCCAAAAAACCCTGTCATCCCCTCTCTATCCCCGACCCAATGTTAATTGCCCCTCCAATTCAACCAACAAATGACGATGATGATGGTGAAAATAAATCTGAACTTTCTTGTCCTTTTTGCAACAAAAATTATTCCACCAAATTTAACCTTAATAAACACCTTAAAAAATGCATCCTCGCAAAAAAAACCTCAGAAATCCACGAAGAAAAAGAACAAATGTACAAAGAACGTATTGACCACCTTGAAAAACAAGTTATTGAATTAACTAAAAGAATTGGTAACAATATCTCCTATAACATCAACCAACATGTCGACGCAAGTGTTCACCAACAAAACATACAAATCAACACATATGGAAACGAAAACCTCAACTATATCACACCAAGTGAAGTAGAAAAATTAATCAGCCACCCCTCTACTTGTCTACCACAATTCATTAAAATGGTTCATTACCACGAAGAACACCCCGAGAATCATAACGTCGTTATTGACAACATTAAAGAAAACGTCATTAAAACACTTAAAGATAAAAACAACTGGAACCAATCTAAATTTGAAGAATTTGTTGAACGTTTCGCCATTGAAAAATATGACCAACTGTGTGACCTATACAACTCCAATGAAGTTAATATTGACGAAGTTATCCGTGAAAAATTTGAAACTTGGGCTGACCAATTTGACTATGTTGAATCACAAACTCGCAAGAAAGCTGAAGAAGACGCTAAATTAGCCATTATATTAGGGTCTAAATGGCTAAAAAATAAAAAGATTACCAAACGTGGCCTTAAAAGAATATTAGACGGTGAAATGCTCCTTAATGATGCTGATATGAAACAAATAGAAAAAATTAAAAAATCTGTCGGTTGGAACAATACTGCACCAAGAATTGAAGAAAGCTAAATCTTACTATATTGCGCAATCCCCTGCAACAATGAATCCGCCAAATCATCCTTCTTCGGATGGGACTCAAAATATTGCTTCCAATTCTCCATCCCATCCAACACTTTCTTCACTATCTCCACCCCATCATTCTTCCTCTTCTTATAAGCCTTATATTCCGACAATTGCTCACCTCCCTCTTGTGCCTGTTCCATCAATTGTTCCGAATTCGTTTCCTTCAATAATTTTTCCACAATCATTGTTGGATTTAACTTTTTAGTTGCATTAAAAAAACTTACCTTATCCAATTGTCCATATTTCCCCTCTTTCCCCCCAACAAAATAATATGTATACAAAAACATCTGCACAGACTTCATCCTCGGATTCTTCAGTGCCGGCTGATTCTCTATCACAACATGTTCCACATCTGATGTTTTCAAACTGTTCAAGCCATTGTACAAATTTGTATACAATTTCGTATCATCCTCTTTTAAATATTCCGCAACTTTTACTAACTTCTCATTCCCTCCATCTTTTACATAGGTTTTTGCACATTTATTGCAGTAACCTGCAATTTTTATATTAACTATATCATTTCTATCTACAATCTCACCTGCACTTTCTGGAACAATATTTTTACAAAAAAATTTCCGACTTTTCTCCCCACATATACACCTTAAGTCTCTCAACTCATATGAATAATATTCAAAACCTAACCTGTCCGGACATTGATTATAACTATTGGCACCATTTTTTATCTCTTCCATATAAAGTTTTTCATAATTTCTTGCATGCACTTTGCACAACTCCACCCTTTTCCCCTCCTTAACAACCCAATAATTAGTTCCTTTCCCACAAATACCATTTTTTGTATCTGCTCCACATTTCTTACCATTCTGGTGTGGCATCCATAAATCAGACCGTAAATTTATAATGCCCCATTCAGCAATGTTTTCCAATTTCTGGTCATTGCACTCCAAATAACAATATGCTAAGTTTTTAATGCCAACATCAAAAGATAAAATCTTAACCATTTGCTAAAAAATAACAAATAACTTTTAAGCCAATTTAAAGAAATAACCCCAATAATAATTAAAATGGATAATTCCTATTACGAATTGTTAAATGTTTCCCGAGATTGTTCACAAGAAGACATTAAAAAATCCTACAAAAAATTAGCACTAAAATATCATCCCGACAAAAACCCCAACAATGAAGAAGCCCTTAACAAATTTAAAGAAATTACCCATGCATATGAAACACTTTCTAATCCACAAAAACGTGAAATTTACGATCAATTCGGTAAAAATGGATTTGAAGCAGATATGGACGAAAATCCAATGAACATGTTTGCACAAATGTTTGGTGGTATGGGTCGTCAGCAGAGAATGAAAGTACAACCTGTTAAAGTACCTGTTCCAGTATCTTTAGATGATTCATATTTTGGTGCAACTAAAACCGTTAAATACACGAGAAAGGATGTACCAGAAGGTTTTAAATGGGATAAAAAAGAGCCACCATCTCCAGATAAATTGGTGGATGTAGAAGAAACAAGAGAGATTAAGTTGGAAGTAGGTGCACGCATTGGACAGCATCAATTGATAGAAGGAATTGGACATAATATACCAACATTAGAAAGGGGAGATGTAGCATTTGTGTATGTTGATGAAAAGGATATGCAGAATGAAGATACAGAATCAAGTATAAAGGAAGAAAAGTATTTATTTAAAAGGGGAGAAGAAGATGATTTGGAGATTACATTTAAGATTACATTGGATGAGTTGTACAATGGAGTAGAAAGGCAATTGCAGTATTTTGGTAAAACAGTGAATCTTTGTTATTATGATAAAATAGATTTAGAAACCAAATATACAATGACTGGATATGGTATTAATGGTGGAGATATGAATGTAAGATTTGAACTAGAATTGCCAGAAGAAATACCAGAAGAATTAAGTGAGCAATTTAAAACACTGATGACAAAACTTTACCCTAACCACAAAAAACTTGATTTCTCTAAATTAGATTCAGATGATATTGTACATTTGCAAGAAGATATTTTCGCTGAATCTGATGAAGAAAATGGTGAACAACCTGTGCAATGTGTCCAACAATAATTTCTAATAATACAATATGATTGTATTATTATTAGTCCTTATTGCAATAGTTATTTTCCTAATATTCATTGCTATTTACACCAAACAATATTACAATATTATGTACGAAAACTTTGAAACCAGTTTCCTCGGAAATATTAGCTCCATGTTTCCTAAACGTAGCAAGGCATTAAAAGGATACCTCCCTACCGAAAAATATTTAATACAAGATATACAAGCAGTTGATAATGACGTTGTTGTTTACGAAAATAACTAATATTCATCATCATCCTTATTATAACTCGCATCCAATATCTTCTGCAAAAAACTTTCTATATCTGCTCCACCTCCTCCCTCTTCCACATCCTCCTCCTCATCATCCCCATATGGATGATAATCTACCTCAAAAATACGCATTCTTTTCTTAGGTTTATCAGTTACAGAACCCATCATATTTAACAATGTCATTGGATTTTTACTATTAATCTCTAAAACTCCCATATCCTTATTCTCCTTTAAATATTCACCCATTGATTCATAAATCTTTATATTCCTCAAATATGCTTCAATCTTTCTTCCACCACATGAAAAAACAACAGAATCACCTACATCTAATCCCTTAAAAAATTTATCCTCATCTATCATTCCACTCGCATTTTTTGTATTCCTAATCCTACTAAATGTTATTCTATCCAATTCTGCAAAAACTGTTCTTCCCATATTTATAACTATTAATTTTTTTCTTTTAAGTTAATTTATCTTTAAAGACATATACTCCTCCAATGTAAACTTCTTCTGCGTTAAAGGCTTCTCTCTCTTTAACCTTAAATCAACATCACCAAAACTAAAACGACTCTCACTATTCAACATCTGCGCCTTCTGACGATGCATATTGGTATAATGTGCCAATTCCGCCTGCGGATACATACAAGCCAATGGCGGATACAACATACTATATTTACTATCTAACACATTAAACTGTTCCCTAAATTTTTCTATCGTTAAAGGTCCCCCAAACTTCTTCAACAAATTGCGATTTTCTGCCAATTTAACCTTCTTCAAACTCTTTTCCTCACCCTCTACCATACTGGCTAACATACACAACAATGAATAATACTCCCACTTCTTAAAATGATATCTCATATCATACCCCGAAAAAATATACGCTGCCGCACAATTAAACGAACAGAACGTATCCCTACAATAAAATTTTCCCCTTACATACTTCATCGGTATACCCACTGGCACTGAATCAAAACATTCTGTACAATAAAAACAAGCAGTAGTTGTCTTCATATCCCACTCTTTATCCCCATCTTCACTATTCACCAATTTTAATATTTTCGCCTTCTTTAAAACATTAAAATAATTCTTATTTATCTCCTCAAAACCCACCTTCCTCACACATACCTCATCCATCTCCATATTCACCATATCCTTTGCACTCCCTTCCCCACCTAATTCCACATTTTCCTCATCCATATTTCCAAATTTCTCTTGCAATTTATCACTAATTATCGCATAATCACTCTGCATATTATTCATTGGTTCATATGGCGCAGGTTCCAACAAATTCGGATCATACTTCATCATCCCATTCGTATTTATGGAATCTTCTTCCTCCTTCTTACCATCATCAGTTGGCAAATGTAATATTACATTTTCATCCTCAACTACATCTGAGACTTCTTTATAATTACTTATAACAGCATACGTTTTATCCTTTGGACGACGACCCCTTTTTTTAGGCACTGGCTTTTCCTCTCTTACATCTTCATTTGTATCTGTCTTTTTAGTCTTCTTGGATGGCATTATTTATCACTTCTTCTGAAAAAACTTTTAAACCTTTTCGGAAAAAATGAAAGTTTAAAAACTTATAACTATCTAAAATAAAATGTCTGGCTCTATTAATTTATATATTGGACCCACTAAAGCAGGTAAAACCACCGAACTTAAACGACAATACAACAGACTACGCATAAAATACGATAAAATATGTTCAATAAATGGCCGAAAAATTGCTCAAAACCATTTTAATTCATCAACTTTAGAAAATATTTTGGAAGAAATTTTGGATTATGACATAATCATTATTGACAATATCCATCTTATTAAAGATTGTTTACAAATTATACCCATTTTAGCAGACAAATTTAATAAAACCATTTTTTGCGCTGGGCTTGACAACAACGAATCAAGAACACCATATTTAAATGTTGTTAATCTTATCCCCAAGTGCGAATATGTACATAAAATGACAGCATACTGTGCAATTGCTAATGACACTACTCCAGCAATCTTCTCCAAAGAAGTAAATGGAGAATATGTACCAGTTGCCAGAGAAAATGGATTTTTACACGTTATTACTGGACCCATGTTTTCCGGAAAAACAACAGAAATTTTGAGACAAATTGAACAATTGCAAAGTATCGGAAAAAGCATCCTAACAGTAAATTACAGCAAAGATAACCGTTACTGCAGAAATGCTAACATTACATCTCACAACAACGAAACAATAAAAACAAAAATTGCCGTTGACGATTTAGAAGATATTGTACAACCTTCTTTGCTTTCTATTTATGACGTTATTATTGTAGATGAAGTACAATTTATCAAAAATGCTTACAAAACTATCCTACAATTAGTTAACGATTTCGGTAAAACTGTTATAGTCTCCGGTCTTGATGGCGACTTTCTACAAAAACCTTTTGGTGATGTCTGTTCACTTATCGCTCAAGCAGATAAACTAACAAGACTTAGTGCTGTTTGCAAACTTAGCAAATCACTTAAAGATGCCTGTTTCTCTAAACGTCTGTCAAAAGAAACAGCAACCGAACTAATTGGCGCCGATGATTGTTATATGGCCGTTAGCAGAGAAATCTATAACTTGCCAGATGAACAATTCGCAAACTTAATTCAAATGGAACATGTACTATCCAAATAATAAGCTTCGCCTTTCTTATAAACATACTCTTCCTCATTATCTCCAATCTTACTACGCAATGTAAAATCTAATCTATTGTACTTCTTTGCCACCACCTTTAACCATAAAAATGGTGACTCAACCTCCGTCAAAAATATATACTCTATAAAATCCATCTCACACTCAAATAATCCCCTCGTATAATCTATTACAACCACTTCCCCATAATCTCCATCCCTCCTTAAAGTAAATCCCGACGAATCCCAATGTTCACTGTAAAATTGCTTTAAATATTTCCAATCCCCAACTATCTCTAAAATGTTCTCACAATTCATCTTCATCTAAATTATCCCATATTTTTTAATTCCAAATAAAACTACAATTTAAAGAAATCTTTATTTTTAAATTAAAAATAAGATGGTGCAGTTGACGATAGATTTTTTGGTTGGGGAGAAGAAGAATCAATATTTATATTTATGTTGGAATAATAGGGAAAATCCTGAGCAATATCCCATAATGTTAAGTGAAAAAAATGGCAAAATTTCTTATGGTTTCCTTAATAAATTATTACATCTACCAGTCATAATTTGTGGAAATTGCAAAAAACGTAACGATAAACTTAAAATAAAACTTTGTGATAAACAACCATCCGATTACTCAAACATCCATTTCCTCAAATCTCATCTCCAAAAATGCATTCGTTTAAAGAAAACTTCTCTGGCTATTCAGACTGCGATGCATTTGTTGGAATTGGATCCGGTTCAATTTTTGCGTAGATTGGCGGTTATTTTTGTGGAGGATGTTATGATTACCAAACATTATTCAGTAATAATATGGTTGTTAATTGCGGTGAGTAGTAGGAATGTGGTGTTACAATTGCATCACATAGAGTGGTTGTTAGGGTTAGTATATATAGCGAGTGAATGTAGTTATAGGGAAAATTATATTTTACCGATTGAATTGCAGAAATTGTCAACAGAAAAATTGGCGAAAATTGTTCATCAAGAAACCATGAAGATAGAAAATAATGAAGAAAAGGCGGTTGTTATGTGTTTAATTCATAGAGCAGCATTTGGTGGGATGACTGGAGATGTTAACATGCTGGTAAAAGCAGCTTATATTTGGAGTCAGAGATTCCAGAATCCAGAGGAAAAATGGAAGAAATATTATTATCAGAATGTTCGGACAATAAGTGGGAGTGTTTTGCCATTAGATAAAAATGATTGGATATTAAGTGCGATTGATTTCCATTGTTTTCCTAAAATGCTGCAATGGATAACAGAAAAAGAGGAAATAGATGAACAAATGCTAAAACATGTAATATGGCATTATAGCTCAAAGACGAATAATCGGACTTACTATAATGGTGGGAAAGATATTAAACCAAAAGATGTACAACATCTCTGGGAAAAATACAAAAAACAAATTGGAAATATTGCTAAATATGCAATAAAACATTATTCTTAAATTTTTGTAAAATTTACTTTATACTGATGATTTGGATTCTTTATTTTAACAATTGTAACTTTATATTTATAAACATGATTCTCACGATTTTTATTGTACTTCTGTACAGTAAATATTACCGACTTTTTTCCCTTTATATATTCCTTCATTTTCTCATAACCCTTATCTAATGCATCCAAATGATTTTTCGCATTTATATTCTTAGATATATGTTTGTAAACTATCTTGTAAACACTCTTTTTACCACCTGACTGTATTGTATATGGATTCGGAACAACCGGCTCCGGCACATTCGTCTCACCTTCCACAAAATCATTTACCATATTGCTCCCATTTACTTGATTTACTATTGATTGATTACCGGCAACTGTTTTATTATGAGCTATCTGCTGAGGATTATCTGGGTTTAATGCTGGCTTCTTATCCATTATTATTTACATAGATTTTTCTGGTTGATTGGAAAATACTTCCACCATATCTTTAGTATATTTTGTAACAATATTACGATGATTTATTTTCAATGTATTATTACCATAATTCACTTCAATTGGCTTATGTAAAACAACTGGTGTACCAATAAAAGGATAAACCTTCTTGCTACTAACATCCTCTAAATAAAAAACTAAATATTTTGTCCCACCCTCATTATCGTAAAAATTATATTTTTTACACAATTTATTAAACACTTTATGAGCAACTTGCGCCGGACTACTTCCCGTATATCTCCCAGTCTTCTTGCCAACCTCTGGATAATCCAAAACAGTAAATACACGCTTTTCCATTTATTTTAACAAATATTTATAAAATAAATTTAGATGTATTTGCCACCTTTTAAGTTGTCAGAACCTAAAGATTTGATAACATTGGTGTATTTCTTTACAACTTCCTTGACTTTGCCAGTCTTCTTATCCTTCAATTTAAGAACAACAGGCTTGGATAATTTCACACGTTTGCCTTCATAATGGTAAACTTTCTTGTTGCTACCACGAGTAGTCTCTTGGATTGCAAACTTGAATCTGCACTCTTCACCCTTCTTCTTATGCTTTTGGCATAATTCAGAGAAAGCAGTGGAAGCTTTATCCTTGGGACCACGACGTTGAGCCTTGCCACTCTTAGTTTTTAAGGGCAACTCATAACGACCACCATCTTCTACGTCTTTGCCATTAACACTGACTAATTTGAAGAAACGGGAGTCATCAGATGGTTTGTTGGCACCACCTTTTTTGGCGGCAACTTTGCGTGATTTATTTTTTCTGTTTAAGCTGTTAAGCAATCCCTCAAGTCTAGAGAGTTCTTGTTTAAATCTGTTTCCAGCCATATTATAATAATACTACACATTTTTTTTTCTATATATTTTAATAAATTCTCTCTGGCCATCTAAAGTATGCAACCTTAACATTAACATTTTTTCTCCAACATTTTTTTTATTCTCCCTAAAATATTTATCCACCTTCTTCTCTAAATCCCTAAATCCCTCTCTCACACTTTTCCCATTTATCCTAAACCTCTTAAGTGTCTTCCCACCACTCTGACTATATCCACTATTACTATCCTGAACTACATCCCTTATTAATATTGACTGTTCCACCATATTATCATCTCCACTATATACTATCTTATCACCCACTATACTATACTGTGCATATGGATAATATCCAGATATCCATCCAACCTTATACTCTAAATTATTATCTGCCATTTCCTATATTACCTTATTTTTTTAAAAAAATATAAATCATGGTCTCTCATCCCATACTTTGACATCTGTACAACATCCACCAACTTAAAATAATTCCCCAATATCTTCTCCACTATCTTCTCCTTCTTCGGTATCACTAAATTATGTTTGTAATGCTTCTTATTCTTTATTTGCCCCTTCTTCCCTCTAATAGCCAATATCTCATTATATTGACAAATCACATTCCCCTTCTTTAACCACCAACCATCATGCGTAAAATTGGGAAAATTTGTTATACTATGCTTTCTACCCTCTGCATCTGTCCTATTTATACTCATATATCTCGGTGCTGGATCCAACTTCTCCCTGTCAAAAATGTGTATCACTAAATATCCTTTCGGTTTCAACCAATAATAAAAATTGCTCAATATTGTATCCCAATCTATTATCTTATTATGATACAATGTCTCTTTTAAACAGCAAATCATGCTAAACTTCTGTCCACCAAAAAGGGCCTCATTTTTCATATCTCCTAAAATAACCTTCCCTAAAGGATTGCGCTTCTTAAATATATTTACCATTGCTTCACTCCTCTCTAATCCAACAACTTTGTTTCCATTACTCATATGCTGGTAATGTTTGCCGGTTCCTGTTCCTACATCTAAAATATATCCGTCGCATTTATGGGTTGCCCTAAAATCATTTATTAATTTGGCTTCAATAACATACATTTCTTTTTCATCAAACACTTTGTCGTACATTTTTGCATAAACTTCATCTATCATATCTTTTTTTACTTCTAAGGGATTGTCAAAGCCTTCTAAATTATCTTCTAACATTATGGATATTTTAGGTCTCACTAAAAAATAAACTATCAAAAATCCTAAAATTATTAAAATAAATGCCCAAACTATTTTTAACATTATTTTATCATAGATTATCCTTTCTCGTTTTTTCGGCTTAAAAAAAATATTACAATCTTTACTAAACATGGCTAACTTCAATATACAACAAAATGGTGCACCCAATCTTGAAGACTTTAAAAATGAACTCCCACCTATGCACAGTCAAGAATTTGATGAACATCTATCCACAGAACAAATTAAACAAATGGTTTACCAACTGTTAACAGAAACTAACTGCTCGGATGATGACAATAAAAGAAGAAATAAAAAATTCCAAGACATTAGGGGAAAATATCAGAGAAAATATCAACCACTAATGATGCGCTATCCAGCACTTTTTAATATGATTATAGAAAATGGAAAAGATTTTGATCTTATCCAATTTGAACAAATGATGGGTATGATTTCCAAAGTACGTAGTAAACAAGTTGCTGAAGAAGTTGCATCTAAAGAATTTGGACAAAAAATGGTGGACAAATATGTAAAACCAAAAATTTAAAAAGAATTTCTTCTTTCATTAAAATATTTTTTGTTAACAATCCGACTTTCACTATTTGTTCTTCCAAAATATCCAGAATTTATCTTTTCAATCTCCCATTGCAAAGGTATATGTTTTACAACTAAAGGTTTTTTATTTCTTTTTTTTTCTTCTCTTTTTTCCTTAATGTTTTTTCTGCGCAATAATTTCCACAAACCAAAACACATTATTAATAAAAAATATGTAATCATAAATTATCATTTTAATGTCAACAAATATTTAAGCTGGTTAACATCACTCAATATCTCATCCCTTATATTATACAAATCTGTATCCTTCTTTTCAATTACATCACCAATAGTTATCCCACAATAATCTTCCTTATTAGATATCTTATACATCTTGCAATTTTTACTTTTATTGCCATCTAAAAATCCCGTTACAACATCTAAATATCTTTCCAAATTATCATAACCAATTTGGTAAACACTTAAATTCATATCAGAATTGTTTTTATCAAACTCAATTCTTCCATATTTTCCTTGCCAAACTTCTATAAATTTATCCATATTATCCAAATATTTTTTCATAAATTTGTCTAATGCTTTGTGAGTTGCATAACTTTTCGTGCGCCAGTGAGCAAACTTTAAACTATTCTGCATCTGGAAAAAAGTCATCATAACTAATCTTGCATCTTTCTTATTCATACTTTATACTAAGTTTTTATTCCCGCCAAATTCTTTGTAACCTCCAAATAATTATAATGCACTCCATTATACATCAAAAAAACATTCCTCGCTCCATCATTCTCCACATAACTACTAACCACCTTATACTTCCTTCCCTCTCTCATCAAAACAAAAATATTCCTCCTAAACATCCATTGCGCTATATTTATCTCCAAACTTCCTCCCCACACTCCACTCCGTCTCATCATCTCCGCATATTTCACTAAAGGTAACGACTTCTCCAACTTAACCCATTCCTCCAATTCCAGTCCATTTATCTTCTTTTTCGCATTTTTTACCATATATTCACTAAACATATTGCGCAATTGTTGCTGGGTTTTCCCAAATGCTCGCCCTAATGAATAATACAAACAATTCCCATCTCCCTGCATGTGCACTTCCTTAAACTCCAATTTCATAATTATCTCAATTTTATTTTTAATCTCTTACTTCCTCCAACAAATCTTTTCGGTTTTGCATCCCTCTTCGCCTTCTTCTCTATCATCGTCACTAACCTATTATAAACACTATCCGGCGCATCTTTCTTCTTAACCAATTTAAACTGTGTATGCATAAAACTATAAGTCTTCTCCGACTGACTCATCAACTTAAACTCTTCTTCATCAAACAATTTACCATAATTCGTCTTCTCAACCAATTCTAACCCATAATCCTTAGCTAATTTCACCATATATTCAATATTAACCAAGTATTGCTCCTCCGGCACTCCTGTCTGTAAACTATAAATTTCCACCTTATGTCCGAACATCGGTTTACTCCCATCCCATGTTTTTGCTGTATACTTCTTATCCACTTTCCATAACAAATCATCACCAATCATACCCTCTTCTGGTTTCTTTGCCCCTTTCATTAAATCAAACACCAATTTACCATCTAATGTACTGCCTATAAAATATCCTCCCACTTTCAAATTATCCGTCACATTCTGCAGCAATGTCCTTAAACTTATTTCATCCTCAAACATCCGCCATAAATTACTATTTACACTCACTATGTCAAACGCAAATTTAGATTTAACATTTTTCCTCAATAACTCCACATTAAATCTATCATTGCCTGCCTCAAAATTTGGAAATATCAACTTCCCCATATCCCCCCACACATACTCCACATTCGGCTTCGGCGTCTTTTCCTTCTTATATTGTTCCCTTAATCTATCCAGATTTTCCCTTATCATATCCAATCCAACCACATCTTTCAACTTGCCTGACTTCCAATTTTGTAAACTTCCTGTCCCAACAGATAAATCCAATAAACCGCCCAATTGTCTTACCCCTTTAATAACAGCTGGGCTCACACTTCCAATCAATTTATCTTTCACATATTTATGGAATAATTGATAAGGATATGTCCTTAATTTTGCATCATTGTTCACAGCATAATACAGACTTGTTAAATCTTCTTCTGGCACATTGCCCTCTTTTAACTGTGTATCACTTATAGGATTGGATAAACTATTCCAGATATGATTGGCAAAATTTTCACTCATAACAGAGCTAATTTTACCTTCCCTAACCAATTTAGTCTTACTATGATTTATCCTAACAGGTGTCCACTTGAACAAATCTGTAAATTCCCCATATATCCTTTGGTACACAAATTCTACTACACAGTTATCCACTATCTCCTCTGTAATATTTGCAATTGGATCATGAGCAACTGCAATACCATCCTCACTAAGCGGTATATTTGCTACACCAATATTAGCATCTGGATTAGTATTCGCCGGCGAAAATTCTACTGTCGTTATAATCTTTTTATTACCCACCTCTCTGGCTCCACTCACTAACAATTGTAGCGATTTATACGGTATAATCCTTCCCTCTACATCTTTTGTTCTTGCAGGCAACTGGAAAGGACTAACCTTCACTTCATACCCATGTTTAATATATTTCACCAAAAATTGCGCAGTTCTAAATTGGGGATAATTCCATTTTAATAATTCATACCAATTCCCGCTTTTCTCTGGATAAGGTTTATCCATTGGTCGGAACAATAGGCCACTAACTGGATAGTCTTGTAATTTTTCTTTCTCAAATAATTCTTCTATATTATCTTCAAAAATAGAGCCTCCACCAAACAAATATTTTGTCATAAGTATTTTTGTCGCCTCATCCCTCAATTCTGGATTTACAAATGTACTTGATTGCACACCCTCCCTATAAAACTGCATCAAATAATCAAACCTATACTTATCTTTTGCACCACCTCCCTGTTTGTAAAATATATTCTCCTTTACATCTATTCCCTTGTAATACAATATATCTGTTATCAAAAAAATATTATTAACACCACTATAATATCCTTCCAATAAACTATTCTCAAAACCTTTTAACTGCTTCCCAGTATTTATAAAATCACCATCTTCTGTCATCATAAATAATTTTCCATCCACTGCATCACTGAAATTTTCCGACACAAACAACAACCTCAATTCTCCATCCATTAAATAAGATGTCGCATAATTTTCTCTAACATTCGGAAACCTCTCCGATTTATGGAAATTTCTACGCAAAACTTCCACCGGCTCTGCCACTCCAAATACATCCCTCTTCGTCAGTTTCTTATAAATCTTCTGCAAACTCTCCTTATCCTCCACCGATACTATAAAACTCGTCTGCTGCAATTCCTCAAACAACCACCTCAAATATCTCCCAAAATAATCCATAAAATTTGTTGCCTGTCCCTCTTCACCATCTTTCCTCTCCCTATTTATATCCAAATCATGTCTTAACAAAACCTCCAAATAATAATTACGAACAGCACCTAAACACGCACTCTCCCTAAAATTCCTCTCCGACTCTATCCTCCTCTCCTCCACCAATCTCGTCTCAAATTCCCACTCACTATCTTCCACCACATACATATTCAACAACCTATACTCCTTCTTACCCTCCTTCTCAAACGTCTTTTCCACATCTTTCACATCCTTCCCCATCAACACAAACTTCACCCCATAACCCTTCTCATCATATACCTCCACTTCATCCCTCATTATATATGCATTCTCTGGTATCTGGCCAGTCTGCCAATGCCACTTCACCGCATTTTTTCCATCAATAACCATGTCATACTTTGTATCCGGTCTTGACACTTCTAAACGTGTCTCCATACTATAATCAAATCCTAAACCACCATTCGGTTCAGTGTTCACTAACCTTTGCACAATCTTCTCATATAAATGTCTACTTAAATTATACTTCTCCCTGTCAAATATTATTCTTACATCATACTCATTCTTACCACCTAACTTATTTAAAATAGACACAATATCACTATTGTTAATCTCCATAATTATATTATAATTAGAAAGATAATTTTAACTTTTATTCTACAAACAACATGTCTCAAACAATAATGCTGTCACCAAGTAGGGATCACAATTACTTGCCGGTCTCCTATCCTCAAAATATCCACGACCATTATCAATCGTCTCATTCCCAATCCTCACACTACTTCCCCTATTCGCCTTTCCAAAACTAAATTTATCATAACTCGCAGTCTCATGTTCCCCAGTCATCCTCTGTTCATTATTCTTACCATACATTACCATATGTTCCCCATGTTTTTTACTTAGTGCATCTATTGCCTCATCAATATATTCTATGCCCTTTTTTCCATCTACACCTTCCCTCATCTCAACTGTACTAAAATTACAATGACATCCACTTCCATTAACATCACCCTTTATAGGTTTGGGCTCATAATCTACATAAACCCCATACTTTTCCGTTATTTTTTCTAACAAATATCTTGCAACCCATAAATGGTCACCAGCTTCTATGCCAACAGCGGGACCTATCTGGAATTCCCACTGTCCTGGTGCAACTTCTGCATTTACTCCACTAATTTTCAAACCACTATAAATACATGCATCTAAATGCTCATCCACTATCTGGCGACCAAATGCATTTGCACCTCCTGCACTGCAATAATATTGTCCCTGTTTAATTTCTTCCTCACTCACACCTAAAGGTCTCTTAGTTTTTACATCACACAAAAAATATTCTTGCTCCAATCCATACCATGGCTCTAATTCCAATTTCTTATCAAAAACACTTTTCGCCCAACTTCTCTTATTCGTCTCATGTGGCTCTCCATTTGGCAAATATGTATCACAAAAAACTATAACATTTTCACCCCTCCTAAATGGACACTTATAAAATGAATTTGGCTTAATTATCACCTCACTATCACTGCCAATTGCTTGACCTGTTGAACTTCCATCATAATTCCAATTTGGAAAAGAATCCAGTGATAAAGCATCCGGTTTGTCTAAAACTCTAACCTTACTCCTTAACTCCTGATTGCCGCCAATCCAAACATAATCTGCAATTATCTTCATATTGTAAAAAAACAAATAATTATTCCACTTTTTCCATAATCTCCTCTCGCAATTCTGTAATAGTCTTTTTTAATTCACCATTCTTTCCCTGTTTCATCACGGAAATCCCATACTGTTGCGCAATTTCCTGTATCTTCTCCAAAGTAATCTTCTTCGGTATCTTCAATATAGGCTTCTTCACTTCTTCCGGTTTTTCTTCCTTCAATTGCTCAACAACTTCTTCCGGTTTTTCTTCCTTCAATTGCTCAACAACTTCTTCCGGCTTATCATCAACAACTTCATCGGATTTTTCTTCTTCTTCGGGTTTTTCTTCAACATTCATTATTTCATCCCGCAATTCCTGTATTGTCTTATTCATTTTCCCCTTTTTCCCTTCTTTAGTTACCGACACTCCCTTCGCTCTCGCAATTTCCTGCATCTTCTCTAAAGATACCTTCTTTGGTATAACAACATCCTCCAGCTTTTTAACTGCAACCTTCTTCTTATTAACAACAATATCTTGCATTAATCTCTCAAACAATTGCTCCATTCCTTGTTCCTGCCAATTAATCAATCCATTAGAATCTTGCTTAATTACAGGCACATACTTCCCATCTACATTCAACAAAATACAACACAAATTCTTCTTCATAAATTCCTCATTGCGTTCCGTCTTTTTCCATGTTGAGGGAACATAAGCAATCCTTTCTACATTACGTGTTCTTCCGAATTTATCACGACATTCCGATACAATAAACACGGTCAAGGAAAAATAATCAACAATCACTTGTCTCAATTCTTCCCCATCCAAATCATCAAAGTTAATAAAACTTTCCCTAATCTGCTTACGTATCCTCATATATCCCATGTCCTTATACAATGACATCTCCTCCATATCATATCCAATTTGTCTATGCAAATCCTTCATAAACATTTCACGTGATTTCCAATCAAAATAACGATACTCCAACATCATAATTGTCAACAGAGCATTCGTAAAACTATTCGTCTTAACTCTCTTCTCAACAATCTGTTGGAAACCTTCCAATCCTGACCACTCTGGTACATTGGAAACATCCTTCCCAATAAATGCAAATTTACCATCCAAAACATACTTCCCATAAATATGACCATCCGCCATCTTCACAGGTGGAACCTTAAAAACATATTGCTCTTCCGATTCCTCTTTTGTTAAATAATTTTGCAACTTATCAACTGATATCATAGTCAAATATATATAATTGACTATGCTTTAACTTAAAAAAAATCACTTTTTATTCTGCTACGGTTTCCTCTTCTGTTTCCTCTCCATCAACAATTTTTACATCCTTTTTTCCAACTTTTTTCGTCTGCAAAACATTCCGATTCGCTATACTATTTTTAGCTATATCACGAAAATTTTTTAAAATCTTCGCACGACTCCCTCCATACTTCTTCTTATTCTTCTTCAATATCACCTTATAACCAGATTCTTCCCGCTTCTCACACTCAAACTGTCTTTTCATAAACTCCCTCTCTTCCTCCAAATCCTCCCTAAACTCCTCAAAAATCTGACTCTGCACTCCCTCCATTGAATATATCTCAAAATTTATATTCTTATCTCCCACTTCCTCCCCTAAAATATTTACCTCCTCCTTATCTATTGACTCTATCCTACTCTTCTCCTCATTCATTATACACTCCGTCCTTGCCAACTCTTTCATATTATCCCGTGAGAAATCTACAAAAATCTTTATCTTCTTTAAAACATCATCAGGTATATTATTCATATTCACAAAATATCCATTCTTATTCTTCGTATATTTGGCCGCACTCTTCCTTATTATCTCTACAACCTGCATCTTCTGATTTACACTCAACTTCTTCTCTATAAAATCCCTCAAAATCTTTATCTCTCCCCCATCCATCTCCTTCTCAGGTTCACCAACCTCCTCTACTTTCTCTTCATTTTCTTCTTCTTCCTTATGAGTAACTACCAAGAATTTATCCATTTTCCTAAATTAGACAATACCCTTTAAGTTCATTCAAAATCATCATCCTCTGGATCCTCCTCCTCCTCCTCATCCTCAAATGGCTCATCCATCTCCTCCATCAATTCATCAGCATCCTCCAATGAACCTGTATCATTCACCAATTCGGCATTCAACTCCTCATCATCTTCTTCATCATCCAAATCACTCAACTCCGGTTCCTCTATTTCATCCTCCAATTCTGTACCTTCATCCTCCTCAAACTCTTCTATCGCTGCCTCACTCTCCCTCGTTCTTTCATCAAAACCTTCTTCTTGGGGCATTATTGTCTCATCTGCTTCCTTATTCGCTGTATTTTTCGTCTTGGATTCGCCTTTTCTCGCAATAATCTTAATTTTCCTCTTGGACTCACTATTCAATTTGGCGTAAATACTAATCTTCTTACTGTCCAAATTAAAAGTCTTCCCTATCACCAATAATTCCATTTCATCCCCTACTTTTATATCCTTAAAAGCATCCTTCTGTGCATGAATTTCCTTTGGAACAATTATCATTAATGGACCCAATTCCGCCAGTAAACCCAACTTATTAATCTTCTTTATCGGCGCCTTTATCACACTATTTACTGGAACATTACAAACTTTTGCTCCAATCTTCAAATCAAAAACTATGTTGCCATTGAACTGATTGGTGTTTAAACTTCCTAAACTACGCTCTAAAATTACAACAGTTCCTGGAACAACATACCCATCTTTTACACATTTCCCTTCAATATTGCTTTTTACAATCTTTTCCAGAAATTGAGAAAAATTATCATCCAAATATTTCGGATTCAGAGAAATTCTCCTACGAATCTGAGTATGAAAATAAATATCCTTGTGGGTTAAATAATTCATTTAGATTATAATTATTCATATATTTTTAAATTCATTTTTTATAACTTCCCTAAACCTATCTTTTGTCTCATACTTTCTATTGAATTTATAAACCATCTTTTACCATCTTTCCTCTCTAAATCATATTTTCTTAAATCATACTCTAGCATTACACAATATCCCATCTTCGCCTTCTCATTCTTATTTTTAACAGAAATATCCAACTTTTTACTTACATTCTCCAATTCCCGCAAACTATGATGTGTACATTCTTTCCCCTTCACTTCCGACCTTTTACTTTTCTTCATCTCCAATGTTACCGCCCCTGTATCCCTCGTCCCATCAAAAATCTTAAAAACATATGGTCCACCTTTCAATTCCATAAAACCGTAAATTATATTAAAATTCCTCACTGTATTCCTCGCCTCTTTCGCCAATTTTATCTTCATATTCAACTTTATCTTATCCCTTATTTCTGTACTACATTCACTTATCAATCTTGTCTCCCCATTGTAACAATATATCTTCACACTTGCTTTCCCACCATTATTCTTCAAATCCGAAAATACCATATAATACCCTATCAACTTATCATTCGCTTTATCAGATTTCCCAACATCCAAATCTCTATATTTATACAACAATAACGGCTCAAAATATCTTAACAATTGCACCAAATATACATTAGACATCTTCCCCTTCGTCTCATAATAATCCAACACTATTTTCTTTAACAATGTTGACTTCTCCTTATCATTTAATTTATCCACCAACATCGTCAAAATTATATACATCTTATCTTTACTATCATCCTTGATTACTTCATACAACTTTTCCGCATTTGTTATAATTGTCTCCAATGTATCCCCATTCTTATTTTTCGCCACAACATTAAACTCTCCCTCTTCCAAAAATTCCTCTTCAAACGCATATTGTACCGGTTTCTCCTTAAATGGGGACATTCTATATCTCATTGGTGCCTCCAAATAATTAAACTCCAATGGCTGGAAAATATAATAACTCCCTCTGTAAATTAAATACCCTCTTCTATCATACATATCATATACGGGCTCATTCACATTGTTAATCATCTCCTTAATCGCTAAATATATAAAACGTAACTCCAAATTTTTCATATGGGCAGAAATTATTTTCACCAAATCATCCAACTTATAAACATAACCAACTTTGTACAACCTCTTCATTATATTCTTACACTTCGTTATATCTGACCTCGCAAACCTCTCATTGTATGTATCTATATTAATCTTATATTCCTTCTTCTTAACTGGCTCCCATACGCACTCATAATTACAATTCCTATAATCACACTCCCTACTACCATTTATATCCCCCAAACTTAACTTCACCTTCCTTCCACTACTACTCACCATCTCCACCGTCTTCCCCTCAAAATCAAACACATTGCCATTCTTATTAAGCGCACAATCCACTGCCGCCTGTTTCAATATATACTCCACTTTCTTTATCTTCCTATCCTTTATTTCCGCCAATCTATAAATCCTCGTATCCACCGTCTCTGTCTCCTTTATCCTCTTACTCTCACTCTCTGGTGGTGCAGCTGCATAATAAAAAACCTCCACATTCTGCTCCAATTTCGGCAAGTCCGCATGACTACAAAAACGACTTCCCCTCCCTGTAATCTGATCCATCCTTGACAAGTTAAACCACGGCTCCAAAATATGCACCTGTCTTATCCTCTTAAAATCCATCCCCTCTGCTGTTGTTCTCGTTCCAATTATAACCTTCACTTCCTCACCATTCTTATTATTATCATTATTAATAATATTTAACAAACTCCTCGGATCTAACACACTTATATTCGCATTACCTGTCATCAATATATACCTCACACGCCTAAACTCATGATAATCCTTATTACTCTTATTTTCATGCACTTTCGCCAATGAACCCTGTCCACATATCGCACATATCGGGTTTCTCTTCTTTGGATAATCTAATAATGGACGCTCTCCACTCCATGGATACCTCTCAAATCCATTCTGCTCCAACATCATCGCAAAGGGTAATACACCACCCCATACAAATTCTGAATAAACGTAACATATACCTTTTCCATATTTTATATTCTGCAATGCCTCAAAAAATTTTGCACTGTACTTCTGCAAATGCTTCTCATCCAAAAATCCCGTCTCCATTTTTGTTCCAATATCCATCCTTAAATGCGACTGATACCTAAACTGGAATGTCCTTCTCCTTATCCTCCTATTATCTGTTTTCGCTTGCCCCAAATCTATTATAAATGCTCCATCTCCATTATCCACTTTCTGATATGCATCATCCAATTTCGGCAAACTATTCTCTCCAGCTTTATTAGGCAAAACAATATTACATAATGGCCTTAATACCGACTTGGAAAATTGCTCACTATTTATATTATTATTGTTGTTATTGTTTTTTACATTGTTATTCTCATTATTTACATTCTCATTCATTACCCTCTTATACTCTCCCCACTGATACTTACTCATCCCACACATGTACAACTCCAAACTTTTTAACCTATCCCCCTCCGGTATCATATCCCCATAAATATCATAAACTATTTTAGGTGTTATTGCTACTCTGGGGTACAATTTTAACGGGAAAACTACCGGATTTTCTCCACGCAAATAACTCACGTATCCTTTGGATAACTGTTTTAATATTTCCTCTGCACCCGGAACCAAATTATCTTCTGCATCAAAAATATCACTCTTCTTTATCGGTTCTCTACCATCATTCTCCAGCAATAAATTTAAAATATAAACTATTTCACCAGCATTATCATACATTGGTGTTGCACTCATAAGAACCAACCTAATATTTTCACCATATCTTACAACTGCCTGCAAAATTGGCGGAACCTTCTTCATCACTTTTGCCTCGCCAGTTCTACCAGAATCACTCTTAATATTTTGAATCTCATCAATAATTAATATGCGATTGGTAAATTTATTACGAATTGCTTTCTTCTGTGCATCAGTTAATGTGTGCAATTTACCATCCCATCCTATGTCATTCATAATCTCATTCACAAACTTCTCATATCCATAAAATTGATACACTCCATTCACCGCTCTTCCCGTCTCTTTCTCCTTCTGCAATGTCGTCAAACCACTGTACTGCTCAAAGTCCAAACTGTATGTATTGCCAGTGCACTGTACAATATCATCGGGTCGCTCTTTTTTAGATTCTTTCTTGATATCATAAATCTGATTGCGAAAACTTGGAACAATACGACTGCTTAACAAAACTGTTATTTTCCTTTTGCTATCACTGTGCATACGACGCATAATGTCCTTAAAACCTTCTGCAATCTGTACGGCTGAGCAAGTTTTTCCCACTCCAGTTCCATGATATATCAATATACCATTGTATGGCGTGTCAATACTTATGTAATTTTTTAAAAATTCTTGCTGTGGAGCAAGTTGAAAAAGTCGTGCATTACATATCTCCTCTGTCGTTTTGTGCTGCTTCGGAATTTTATTCTTATGAAACTCTTTTTTTATATATATTTTCTCGTAAAAATCTTTATCTTCAAAGTCTGGATAATACATAAAATTACCAACATTCACTTTAGAATTTTTAACCATTCTAAAATGTTATTAGATTTTTTTATTCATTAAAAATGCAATTAATACCAAAATAATCATAAAAATAAAAACCCCAAAAACTATCCCCACACTCTGTATTATCCCCACATTCCTCTGTCTATCTTTCTGCTGCTTTTTCTGCCATACACTATCATCCAACTTCTGTTTCGTCACATGTGGCTCTGGATCATCCAAATATATCCTTCTCCCAAACATCATCTCGTAACTTTCCACCAACTCATTCAAAGATTGCGTGGGTTTTCCATTTTCCACATTCACCATATTGTGTATATCTAAAACCCAATTCACTAAACTTTTTCTATCATGCAAATGTCTATCTATTGGATGACTCCTCAAATTTTTACTATAATTCACCCTACAAAGCACACATGGCAGCACATACTCCAATAACTCATAAAAGGATTTATATCTATGTTTATCTGCCTCATCTGGATTATATGGATATGTCATACTTACACTGTGCAATGAAAACCAAAACTTTGGCCCCCAAACATTTGGATCCATTTACTTTATATCACATTTTTTTTTACATTTCCCACCAATTCTCTGATTTGTAAAAAGGCATTGCCGGCTCATAATCTTTATCCCTCAACTTCCACCTTATTGGCACTATTACCTTCTCATTCTTATGATCATAACTTATCACTCCCTCTTTATTCCAATTATCCCCATAACTCCTTCTAAAATAATCCAAATTTTTATTTGGCCCAACTACTTTATATGCTCCAAAATCATATTGTCTTAACGGAAAAAAATCACTTAAATACCAATAATCATTTGGCCACTTACTTCTCGGTATATCTTCTGACAATTTAATCTTCCCATTTTCCTTCTTATAATAAAATATATCCAAAAATGGATAACTATATTTACCTTTCTTCTCTTTATGTCTGTAAAATATCTTATTTACCAATTTATCCTTCCAATATTCATAAACAATATCTTCTTTAAAAACATTGTCCACTTTGTTTGCATATTCATAAGGTACACCAATATCTAAATCATCATCCCATTTTATTATCCCTTTGCATCTTACAGCACCCAATAATGTCCCATTACATACCCAATATGGTATTCCATTTTTTTCCAATATTTTTGTAACATCCCACAATATTTTATATAGTGTCTTACTCTCATTCTCTGTCAAAAAATATTTTTCCATTTATTTTTCTAACATTTTTTTTCTTAATTAACTATATGTATGTTGTCATAATTATCCTTTTATTCTTTATTTTCGCATTTTATCCATCTCCAAAAATCTCTGAATCATTCTCCTCTCCAATCAACTTTAAACATCCAACCTATATCATCAACCTCTCCGAAACAGCTGAAGGCAGGCGTCGCTGGCCTATCATCAACAACATCTATCCATTCGCTAAAAGATGGCCCGCCGTTTATGGCAAAACTTACAACTTCCAACCTTACCATAACACCGTTATCACTCCAGATTGGGACATGGGTTTGTGGAAAAACGGACAATCTAAAATAGTCCCCATGTCAGACGGTGAAAAAGGTGTCGCTATGAGCCACTATCACCTTTGGAAAAAAGTTGCTCAATCCAATCAACCACATGTTATCCTTGAAGATGATGCAATTGAACACAACAAATATGCCCAGCAAATTATTGACTCTTTATATAATGATATGCCAAAAGATTACGACATTTACTTACTTGGATATATTGATTTAGAACCCATAAATACCAAAAAAAACCATTCACGTGTTAAACAATTTGTCCTTCTTCATTCATATATTATCACACCTAAAGGCGCTAAAAAATTATTGGAGAAATTACCCATCAATATGCCCGTTGATACTTGGCTTTCTTCTTTAACAGATGATATAAAAATTTACAGACATAACTATGGTAAAATGATGAGAAAAGGATTTTATGGTTTGGTCATTAAACAAAAAAGAAACGAAAAACAAATTGTTAACACAAATATTATCTAAATTATAAACATGTTATCTATAACTCATGTTTTTACAATTATACTTATTGCCATAACAATCATATTTCTTTATATTTCTTCATCAACTCATGAATCTTTCTCCAACATCTGCCAAACATATTTCATCAACCTTGACGAAAATATTGACCGTTGGAACAAATATAAACATAAAGGCTGGATACGCTTTCCCGCAATCAATGGCAAACAATTAAATATAAAAGAACTTGTCAACAATGGAACAATAACCAGCACCAAACGCCTTAAAGCCGGCCAGATCGGTTGCGCACTCTCCCATATCAATGTTCTCCAAAAAATTAAACAACAAAAAGAACCTTTCGGCCTTATTCTGGAAGATGATGTAATAGTTCCTAATGGGTTTTCCATTGATAAACTACAATTGCCCAAAAATTTTGACATAATCTTTCTTGGTGGTTGTAATATAAAAGGTAACAGAATCGGCAACCTAATTAAACCCACCAAAAAAGACGGTGCATACAACCTGTGCTGGCATGCAGTATTAGTTAACAAAAAAAGTGTGGATAAAATATTAAATATTTTAACACCATTATATCGTCCAATTGATTCCCAATTTAGGGAACACTTTGAAAAATTCAATGTTTATTTCCATTATCCCAATATAATTAACCAAAATAAAACACTGCGTTCTACAAGAAGAGATATTGACGGATTGCCTCAATCTAATTACTGGCAAAAACATCATTTGGATGTGGAAATTGATTAAGCACTTACATTTGTGTTGGGGAAACCGGTTGTCATCCAGTAATCTTTTGCCAAATATGGAGGTTCTGTTCCAGTATCAGTACATGGCGCATCACTTGGTCCTTCATTGAATATTTTTTCAATCATATAAAATGGAACAGCATAACTGTAATAACGGAATCGAGAAATAAAACCATTAAATCCACCCCATTTACCCATATACAAATCACCATAATTTAACATAGGGATGGCACCTAAATTGCAGCGTTTCTTTAATTTTGCATTAATATAAACATCCACACTTTGTCCAACACAAGTGATTGCCACCAAAAACCATTTGTTCATTGGTAAATTGTCCACATCGCAACTTGCTTTTACATTATTATATGTATTCATATTTATCGCCAACTTATTCTCATTTGGATATATCCAAACACCTGGGGCCTGTAATGGAACTGCACTACTATTCCCCTTATGGAATACATGATGCCATTTCCCACTATTGTTAAATGTATTTTCGTCTATGTACAACCAAAATGTATAACTAAATTCTAAACCAAATTTCTGGTCATAAGAACGTAACAATTTGGAGCCGGCAAAGCTTTTAGCAGTTGTTCCTTGTATGGTATCTTCTACAATAAATGGACTATCATTTTGATAATTGGAGACACTGTAGCCCAATCTTACAAATAAATATATAATAATGATAATAACAACAATGATAAATAATCCAGTAATAATTGTATTTGCACTAAAAACACTGGAATTACCACTTCCTAAATTTGTATTTCCAATTGAATTGTTCATTAAATTAATGAACAAAATAATTTTTCTAATATGGGCCACCTGAATATACCTTGTAAACCTCATCCGGTTTCATTGCATATCTATAATATACAACATTGCTTATCTTCCCAAAAAATCCACCATTATCACAAACATACACTGGGTCTTCATTTAATTTTGGAACACCTCTTAATACACAACTTCTCTCCAATTTTCCATCAATGTAAATGTCCACTGTGCGATTGTTCAATACATAAACAATATGCACCCACTTCTGTAATGGTATATTCTTAATATCACATCCCTCATTAGGTGATGCAAATGTATTAATACGGGCATGTAAAGCATTGGTATCCGGATATAACCACAATCCCGGTGCTCTTGCACTGCTACTTCCGGCTCCATTGTTTTTATCACCTTTTACTAAAATATTTTTCCAACCTCTTGTCCAATCTTGAATATAAATCCACATACTATAAGAAAACTCTAAACCTTCATCACTATTCTTCACATTAAATGAATTATTCTTTATATCATATGCATCTAAAGGACTACCTATCAATTTACTCACATTTGCTGACCTCTTTTTCGCTTTACTTACAAAAACAACAATTAAAATAATTAAAACAATAAGTAAAATAATTCCTACTAAAGCCAACAAAAATTTATTTGAACTTCTTACAGTATTTACAAAGCCCTGACTGGCTCCCGAAAATGCATTTCCAAATGAATTGTCTGCCATTTATTTATTAATAGATTTTTTATTTAACAAACATCTGCCTCATAATCACTCCCCTCCAATGTCATCTTCTCCCTCTCATACAAATTTCTTATCTGGTTTGGCTCCTCCGCTGCACTATTATACCTGAAAAATGCCATCAATCCATCAAATCCATCTCTACCCTTCATCAAATTACTATTCGTCATTAAAGGCATCCCAGTCAAACTTATTGACCTTTCCAGCAAACCATTCACATACACATCCAATGATCTCCCATTTATCACGATTGTTGTACTAAACCAAGTATTTAATGGTATATCATCCAGAGTAACTGCATTTCCTTCATCTGGTCCATTCTCACATGCAACTGTAATTATCATTTTATTTGTATTTGGTGCTAAATATACTCCGGGTGTCTTCTGTTGGTATATACTACCTGTACTTGGATTACCCCTAAAGAAAACTGTTCGCCAATTCTTATTTTCTTTATTAAAATTCACCGGACAAACCCTTAACCAAAAACTATATGTACCTTCTGCTCCTAAATCTATTGGCATATCCTCTTTTAATGCAAAACCATACTCAGTCCCCTTCATTAATTTTAACAAATCATCGCTGCTATTACTTAAGCCATAAAATGATAATGGGATTGGCTCATTTTTACCATATGTTGATGGTGTGTAAAAATCCAAATACATACTACTTGACACTTTCCTTCTTAAAGTTGTTAAAAAATATATGATTAATCCCAACTCTAAAACTAATAAGCCTACCAGTAAAATATAATGTTGAGGTTTCCCTGCTCTAAAGGCTAATGTCCCTATAAATAATAACACTGTGAACAATAATGCAATGCCTGTTCCACCCAATTTATAATTTTTTCTTGAATATCCCAGTGCAATAAATGTGATAATAGGAATCATGAGCAATATTGAAGACCATAAATATTTATGCTCAAATATTGAACTGTAAAAATCTGACAACGTATTTGCTACAGAATATCCATAATAATTTCCCTGATAATTGCCAAAACTATTATTTGTAAAGTTTTTTCCTATATTATTTCCATTAGATTGAAACAAACTGTTCATTAATTTAATACAGATTATATTTCCTATAATTGTCCATTTGGATATTTCCTCTTCATATTATCTCCCATCGTCTTCTTCCCATGACAATTCCTACATAATGCCTGCAAATTATTCATATTATTATCTCCTCCATTCTCCAATGCAACTATGTGATCCACTTCATATGTCGCATCTAAAGTATCCCCACAATGGGCACACTTCCATTGCTGTTGAGATGCTGTGTATTTCTTCATCTGTTCTGTTACTTTCCTTACTTTCGCCGTCCCACCAACTAATCCACGTCTTGTTGGGTTATATTGTTGCAACATCTGTGGTTGTTGTATTTTTGGTTCTATAGTCTTGTATTTTCTTGCCATACTGTCTGGCATAAAATCCACAAAATAATCCATTAACCAATTATTTTTTAATAATGCTGGTGTAAGTAATGCGACAATTGCTACAAAAACCATCACCATCTTCGGTAATCCTGTAGCCCAATTGTACATTCTGACAAAAATATTTTTAAATTTGTAATTTATAAAAACAAATAACACTAATAATGCTAACAAAAGAATCACTTTGTAATTCATATTTTAACAAAGTTATTTTTTCTCCTGAAATGGCGCTTTTGGAACCGGCTGAAACTGTGCCACCCCCTCAAAAGGATTTAACCTCCCCGGCTTAAATGCATTCGTCGGCTTCTGTCTACTCGGCTGGCACGGCAATTTTAAATTAAATGGTCCCTCCGGCGTTGACCTAAAACAGTGTCCCTCTCCCACTCCATTTGTACACCAACCACATTGGGGATTTCCTAAACATTGCTCCCTTCCTAAACTATCACACGGAAAACTATCCGCTATACACTGTGCATGTGATGTGTAAACTGGCAATGGCACCTGACTAAATCCATTCTGTCCACAAGTATTTTTTTCTGGATTTAATGGGTCATACTTATGTTTTGTACAATCTTTCTTACAAAAACTGTAACAATAAAAATGGCTTGGGTCTGGATTTTCTGTAAAATTTTTAAAATCTTCCTTAAACTCTATCTCCTCTTGCGGTTTTTCATCTGCAAACCTCTCTGGACATATCGGTTTACAATATCTCCTTGGTATATTGTTAACTATATTCCCTTTTGCTAACAAACATGCCCATGGACGCTTGTATGGTTGTGCACAACTTATATCCAAAATATCAAAATATTGCCCTTCTGGCTGAACACCTGCATAACGATTTTCTTTCTCATCTAAACGGTCACCATCTAATTCTTCATATCTTGTTGGTTCTACGAACAATCCTTGGCTGTAATTTCCCATTGGTTGATTGGAACTGAAGTTGGGTGTTATGGGTAAATTGGCAGAACTTGTTAAAATATCGCTATTGTCTTCACGCAATGTTGATTGGATAGGTTTAATATTATCTAAATTTTCCTGCTCTTTTTTAAAAACTACATAAAATATTATAAATGCTACAATTGCAACACAACTAATGATTATCTTCCACATTACATTATTTTAGATTAAAATTTACACATGCATATTCACTCATCTCCTGAATTTTTGTTTCCAATTGCTCACCATATCTACAACCTAAACGGGTTATACTATGGTAAATTAAGGAATCGTCTATACATTGCTCCAATGTATAATTACCAGAACGGAGGTTGTTGATAATAAAATAGCATCTTTCAGTGTAATTTTTGTGATTTTCACACTGAAGACGTGGAATGTCAACGAAACTAAAACCAGAATGAATCATTTTATGTACTTATAAATAAATGTTTTTAATTTCACTTTTTTACAATTTTATTTCATAAATCTGGCAATATTCATGTAATGCATTTTGTGCTTTTGTTACATTGGGAAATAAAATAACATTCTCTCTGATTTTTATTTTTTTTGTATATTTCTTTGAATCCATCATCATCATATTTAATAATGAACTAACTTCCAAATAAAAATTATTAGCTATAGTTAACAATTCTGGTAAATTCTTATCCACAAAAAAATATGGTGATTTTAAAAAATTTATCAATGCATATTCTTTTTCATCTTCATATGCAAATTCAACACCAAAAACACCCATTTTGTTTGCATCCATATATTCCTTTGTTATCAATCCCCTTTCTAAATAAGCTCCCCATATAGAATTTATCTTTCCATCTAATTCTTCCAGCAAATTGTTAATCCTTTTTATATTTGGTGGAATATAAATACAATCCAATGAGGCATAATCAATACCCTTTAATGGAATTGTAATGGTTGATTTTAAATTATTGATAAAAAGAACAATTAACTTTTTATCCAATCCAAAAAAAGTATGGGTTGTAAAATCCATTTTATGGAATAAAAATAAACAATAAATAATTCATTTTTTATTCATTGGGCATTAAATCCAAATTGGGCATATTGTATTGGTGGTAAATAGTATCATATGCCATTTTTTTGGGATTCCATTTAGTCTCTATAATATATCCACCATATGTATTAAACCATTGGTGCTGTTGAGGGCATTTAAACTGAACAGGCGCTGGTTCCTCTAAATCACTAAATTGAAGTTGCATTAATTATATTTAGAAAAAAAGATTCGTTTTTTCCTTCTTAATATTTTAAACAATTAATTTAATGTTCCAGAACAAAAAGAAATTTACATTACAAGAACATGTTGAAAATTTTACTAATGCTTCCCAATTCTCATTAGATGACCTTAAACCATTAATTAAATACCCTTCTGCATTCCAGCAGCTTTTATCTTCTAACAATTTCCCCACTAAACATATCACCAGCGAATTGGACATATTTAAAGATAGCATTTACAATGAAATCTGCAATTGCTCCACCAATATCGGCAAATCCTATTTTAATTCATTATTAAATAATCCCTGTTATAACACTAATATTCTGCAAAAAAGGCAGCAATTGCTTCTACACTTCTGCCAAAACTATAAAAGTGAATTGCGCAATAATTTACAGCAAATAAAAGATAAATTGGAAGATAGTTACTGGTTTTATCGGGAAAATAACGAACATAGTGACTACATATACAATATGATTTTTTACAATAGTGATTATTTAAAGTTTGTAAATAAGATTGAGCCGTTTTTAACGTTGAGCAATGCTTACAAAATTATTATTAGCCCGATATTTTCTGTTTGTTCACCACTTTTATATATTATTGTTCCATTTGTTTTGTTGAGAATAATGAGAATTAAGATACCATTTAAGTTCTTTTTTAAAATGATGTGGCAACAATCTGGTATGATTTCCATTCCATTTGTTAAAAATAAATTTATGGCCACTTTAATAAAATGGTTTTCTAAATTTTTGTCTATTTTTCTTTATTGCCAGAATGTTTACAATTCTTACAGCACCAGTCGTACAACTCTGCAAATTGTTAACCTATTCCAGCGTAAATTAGAAAATATTAAGCAATTGTTGGGATTTTCCACCAAATTGCATGAGGGATTTTCCGGCCAAATCAGTGCCAATCCTAAATGTTTTGTTCCAATTGAAAAAGGCGAAATATATTGCGGTTCCACTTCCATTTTCTCTAATAAAGGGCGCATTTTAAAGGATTTCTACAATTTTAATGAAAATAAAGAATACTTTTTACAGATTATAAACAATATTGGTTTTATAGATTGCTACTTAAGTTTAGCAGAAAAAGTTGCTGAGAAATCATATTATTGTATACCAAAATTATTGGTGCAATCAACACCACAAATTGTTATAAAAAATTTATGGCATCCAGCAGTTGCTAAAAATAAAATTGTGCGCAATGATATTACATTCCACAAGAAAAAAAGGAATTACATATTAACTGGTCCAAATGCTGCAGGAAAATCTACATTTATTAAATCTGTATTTTTAAATCTATATCTTGCACAAACTGTTGGCATTTGCAATAGTACTAAAGCGGAAATTACGCCATTTAGCTATCTGTTGACTGGAATAAGAAACCAAGATAGCCAAGGTTCTGAATCACTATTTGAAGCAGAAGTCCACAAAATCCGCAACTATTTGGAAGAAATTAAGAAACAGAAAGGTTTTACATTTTCGGTTTTGGATGAAGTTTTTACATCAACGAACTATCAAGAAGGATTTGCGGCAAGTTATGGATTGTGTAAAACAATCGGTGAGATGAAACATTGCTTACATATTGTAGCAACTCACTACACAAAATTGTATAAGATTGTGAAAGAAAAAGAGTTGGCGTTCCGTAATATAAGGTTTGCTGTTGTTATGGATGAAAAAGGAATACAATTCCCTTATAAATTAGAAAAGGGATATAGTAAACAATTTATTGCTCTGCGACTAATGAAACAGAAAGATATGGATAATCAGTTTTTAGATAATTGTTTGAAATATTTGGGAATTTAAAAAAAAAATAATTTAATTATTTATAATGACAGCATTTAACGAATGGAGACAAAAACAAAGATTGTACAACTCACTTTATAGCGAAGTTGTGCAAAAAAAAGAAAAAGAACAATCTTGGAAAAACAAAGAATTAAGCTGGAATGAACGCTACAAATTATGGTTAAAAAATTTCTCGGCATTTTATAATAAACGTGTGGCATTTGCTAATAAATTAGATGAAGAAATTTTTAAAAATAACAAACAATTATCTGTTGAAGAAGCTTTAGTATTGTTTTAAATTTACTTTAAATATATCGTTAATCGTTTATATTTAAAAACTAATGTCTTATGCATAGTAAATGCAGTCATATGTTTTAATACTTTTAGGCATATTAGTCGTTTTATTAATTGGGATAATTTATTTTGGCTGGCGTAAATTAATTAATTTAGAGATTGAGAATAGCAGAAATAAGTATGATATAGAAGCCTTAAGAGGTTTACTTTCAAAAATATTATCAGATGGGGGAGATGATGTAAATGAACAGTTACAAGCGGCACAAGCTTTAGAAGCGATGCAACAGCAGAGATTTGTTCAACAATCTGGTAATCAGGAACAGGTTTATAATGTTCCATCACAGGAAACAATTGCAAGAGAATTTAATTTACCAAATGAAAAAACTGAAACAGATGTACAGACTTTAGAGAGTACTGAAGATGAAATACCAGAATTGGAAAGTACAGTTACAATTGAAAGTATAGAATCAACTGAAAATGAAGAACATTTAGATGAGGATAATTCAGATGAAGAGGGAGAAGATGTAGAAAATACTGGTGAAACAGAGGAGAAATTAGAAAATAATGGAGAAGAAGATGAAGGAGAAGAAGAAGAAGATGAAGGAGAAGAAGAAGAAGAAGAAGGAGATGAGGAAGAGGATGGAGAAGATGAGGAAGAGGATGGAGAAGATGAGGAAGATGAGGAAGAGGAGGCATTGAGATTGATGAAGGAGGAATTGGGGGATGAAGAGACAGAGGAGGAGACGGAAGCTGTAGAGAAGGAAGATGAAGATGAGGAGGCAAAACAGTTGATAGAGGAGGAATTAGAGAAGGAGGAGGAAACGGAAGTAGTTGCACAGGATGGAGGAGAGAAGGAGAATGGGGATGAGCCAGAAGTGGATGAAAAGGCGAATGATTTGGATGCATACAATAGGAGATTGGAGGAGATGCTGGCGAAACAGACGGGTACGAAGAGGCGTAGACAGCCAAGTGAGTCGGCGAAGAATTACAAGGTAGGATTTAGGAAGGAGTCAGTTTTTGATGGAAATATGTATGAGGTGGTGATGAATGGTAAGAGTAAGAAATGGGCGATAGTGTCGGAACATTTAGAGAAATAAATTTTATTGTAATTATATATAAATGGCAAACACTTGTTATAAAACTTCCAATAACAAATATTTTGATTGTCCAGCATTAATGAGCGATGGACGTGCCTTTACTGATTACCGTCCAAGTGCATATGTAAATGATTTAATCAGGGTGAACAACAAGGTTTATGATTCATATAGTTACAGGCAGTTTTTGATAAACAATGGATTAAATGTGATAGAGACGAATGATAAGTATAATGCGATGAAGAATGGTTGTCCCCAATGTGCTTATAATGTGATACCAAATGAGGCGACATGTGTGTATAATAAGCAGTATGGATTATGTATGCCAAATGGTTGTGATGGTTTAGGGCAAAATAATTATGCTAGCCCAGTGGATGCACATAATAGATATAATCCGGGTTATCAGATGCCAGTGCCAGCGCCAGTGAGGGCAGTTGGGAAGAAGTATTAGATTTTTACATTGGATATTTATTGTAAAAATTAGATGATTTTATAGTTTTTAAGGAAAGTGTCAATTTCGTTTTTAACAATTTTTTTAGGTTTAGGAGATTTAGGTGTAGTTGTAAGATTTGTTTTAGTATGTAATGTAACATTTCTATTTTCTCTTGCAAAAGTTTCGTCTTCAACAACTCTTGGTACAATATTCGGGTTTGTTAGGTATGGAGTTGTTTTTTTGTTTTTAGCGAATTCTTTGTCAAAATTGTTAATCCAAATATTTAGAGTTATTCCATGTGTAATTGTATTAATAGATTTTTGTGATTCTGGTGCATTTTTTATTAACACATTATCTGGTACTAATTCAAAGAATAATTGGAGAAATTTTTGGACAGCCATATAGTTAACATAATTAATCATCGTAAGTATTCTAAAGAGTACAACAAAATCACGGAAATCAAAATTAACCTTTCCATTTTTAACATATTGATTATCAGATTGTCTTTTGCTAACAAATGGTTTACCTAATCCAGAATTTACCTCATTGTGTATGCTGGAAAGCCAAGAAACAAATTGGTCAGTTGTAGCCATATTTCTTTCTGGTGGATTTCTGTTACATCTGATTGTATAATGATTTCTACAAACAGGACATGGTATAAAATCCTTTAGTACATGAAAAATACGGATTAGTTTAGCTTTTTGTTCTGCTGGCATATTTGGTGAATAAGTATAAGTTAAACAATGAAGTAACCTCCATAAATATTGTCCCCAAACTTTAGAATGAATAGCCATTTTAATTTATAATATATTTTTATTTTCTTATAAAAACATAATGAACAATTTTGCTGGAGCCAGTTGGGGCTTTAATAGTAAACAAATGTTTAAAGAAAGAGATGAAACTATGTGTGCAAGATGGAAATGTTCTGATGTCCAATTTAGAGATTGTAGTGTGAAAGTTCATTACAATTCTCAAGGCAATTTTATGATTGAAGGCAGTGCACCCGCAGGTGTCGCCTTTGTTAAATATTGGGCAGCTGCACCTCCCACATACAGTTTGAGTTTTGCTGGGTCTGGGTTACCATATGCAAATGAACAGATGGCTTTTGAAAAAACTCCCAATCAAGGAGTTGCACACGTCAATGCAGGTGGTTTTAAGTTTGCACTTGAATATCCCAATTCCTATTACGATGAAATGTTAAGACAATATGTACCTCCACAAGTTAAATTTGTTTTCTGCAATGCTGATGGAACAAACATTGGTGATACACATGTAACCAATTTAGGACAAGGTATACCATTTAGAACATTGGTGGAAACTAAAAAACGCAATTGGAATAATGGTCCATTGTTTTATTGTAATAATAATTTGCCTGTGCGCAATCAATACCAAATATTATTGGATAGTGCATATCCTCCGGTGAATGAGGAACCAGCGAATTTTTGGGGAACAATGCCACCACATTAGGAGATTAATTTTTCTCCAATTTCTTGTATTATTTTGGTGTCTTGATAGGAAAGTTTATCTTTCCATTTATATTCAAGACTTATGGAATTTTCTTCAATTAAAAGGTCAAATTCAATATTTTTACCATTTATATTGCTAATATATGTAATCATTTCTACAGATTTTTTGTTATAATTAATCCATTCTCCGTCTTTAAAAAAAATGTCTGCATTTGTAAAATAATTTTTAACATCTTCTAAATTATTTATTGTTGGCTTATTAACATTGTTTATTTTTGCTGATTGTTGCCAACTAAAAGTATTATAAATATTTTTGTTTATTCTCCAATGAATATTTAGTTCAATTTTTTTTTTTATATTTTTATATTTTGCTGAAGTTTTTATAATATTAGATTCTATATTTTCACGAAATAAATCTTTCAATTTTAATGTTAAATCATTTTTACCATTATCCCAAATCCGATATTTTATCATTGCATCTTCCATATTGTAATTTCTTGTCTTTGGACGCCATGAATATTGAGTATAAAAAGTTGCTGTTGTTTTTTCTATTTTTATAATATTTTGCAAACGTTCCTCAAACGACTGTAAAAATATTGTTCCATTTGTTGGACTAATTTGGAATTCATAATTGTAACTTTTTTCGTTGGTTCTTGATAAAAAAATAAAAAAAGGAATAAAAAAACAAGAAATACCAACTATTATACTATAAGCAAAACATTGAATATTACATTTAGGATGAAAGCGGTTTGTTGGTGTATTTTCTATATCAAATTGTTCAAACTTTGGCATTTTATATTATTTGTTGATTATTTTTAAACTTAAAAGGTTTTTAATATTAATTTTAAAATGAAATTTGGAAAAAATTTAGAAAAAATAATAGAATGGGAATCATATTATATTGATTACAATTTTTTAAAGCAAATTATTAAAGATATTATAAAAAATAAACAAGGGAGTGAAAAAGAATTTGTTATTGAATTGGAAAAACAATGGATAAAATACAAGAATTTTTTGGACAATAAGATAAAATTTCTTCTTGATAAAACCAATGTTATTAAAGAAGATATGTTGGAAGTTGTAAAATTAAATGATTTTATAAATACAAATCAAGAAGGATTGCGTAAAATTATTAAAAAACATGATAAAAACAGTGATTATAAATTATTTGCAGGATGGCGTTGGAAAATTTCTTACAATGAAAGCAAAAATCTTTTTCCTTTTCTAATGAAAATAAGTAAATTGTATGAAGTAAATGATAATAAAAAAAAATTAGATGTTGATAATTTTAACAGAAAAAGCATAAAATACTGGGTAAAAAAAGATAAACTTATTCCATTAATGCTATCAATTCTTGAAAATTTGCCAATATTTGTTTGGGATTCTGAAGTTAATGACCATATTTATCAAAAAATTCAATCAGTTTATTTAGACAATAGAGATTGTGAATGTTATGAAAAAAGGATAAATAAGGAAGAAGGTGCAAGATTGTTACGATTTAGGTGGTATCAAGATAATTTAGATACAGTTTTTATAGAGAGAAAAATTCACCATGATGATTGGACTTTAAAAGATAGTAAAAAAGAGAGGTTTAGACTTAATGGATTGGAGATTTTTTCTTATTTAAAGGATGATTTGGATGTGGATAGTGAATTAGGGAGGGAATGCAGTGAATTTATAAGAGATTGGAAATTATATCCAAAAGTAAGAACAGTTTATAATAGAATAAGTTTCCAATTACCTCATGATAATAATATTCGTGTAAGTTTAGATGTTGATTTAAAAATGATTCGGGAAAAAGTATCACATTTAGGATGGATGACAGAGGATGAGAAATTAAAGGAAATAGATGTTTACAGGTTTCCATATAGTGTTTTGGAGGTAAAATTAGTTGGAGATAATGTTGATAATCCTCCTAAATGGATTGCAGATATAATGAGGTCAGATTTAGTGATAGAACAGCCATTTTTTAGTAAATTTATTCATGGAAGTTATATATTTTTTAGTAATAAATGTAGTAAATTGCCGATTTGGATAATGCAGAATGATGATTTATTTCAGAAAGATGTGGACAAATATTGTATAAATGACAGAAATGATGCAAAAATGGATGTTATTAGAACAAATACTTGTTTTGGTAGATTAAGGAAAAATAGATATTGGAGTTTTGTGGATGAAGAAAATGACCGAAAAATTGTAAAAAAAGAAACAGCATTACCATTGAGAGTTGAACCGAAATCTTTTTTTGCAAATGAAAGAACATATTTACAATGGTTTAATGCAGCAACATTTGTTAGTAGTGTTGGTATCGCAATTTTTAGCATTGGTGAGAAAGAATTAGGTGGTTTACTATTAGGTGTTGCATCTTTTATTTTAATTTATTCAACATATATGTATGGTAAAAGAGATAGAGCATTAACAATGCATAAATCTACAGGATACAATGATCGTTTTGGACCCTATATTTTATCTGTTGTAATGTTAGTATCATATATAGCAGCGATATTTATGAATAATAGTGGTAATTTATAATTTTTTATTAAATTATGGATTTGTTTGTAATTTAATTTAATAAAAGTTTCGTTAGATAATCTTAAAAAATTATTTAAGTTTGGTATAATCGTTTTTCTACAAAATGTTTTTTTATTTGTATGAATCAATAGTTGATATTTATTGTAAATATTATCTTTACAATAATGAGCAAAATTCAATGGAAATTGGTAAACATGTTCAAAATATCCATTGTTTAATTCAAATTGTCTAAATTCTTTTTCTTTTTGCCGCAAATCATCTGTTGAACCAAAAAGATAATATCCATCATAGCTATCGTGATATCTAAAATATAAATAAGAATTCATTTTATGTGTAAGTTTTTTGTATTGTATAAAATCATTTTTTTTCCATTTTACACAATGCCTATCTGAGTTTATTTTTGGAGACTAATGCCACTATGTTAAGATTTTATAAATTACAATTTTACTGGAAATTACTTGCTTTTTCTTCCAACAGTAACCTGTTTTCTTTTTTTAATACCTGATTTCCTAAGAAGAGGTGGAATAATTTCTTCCTCTTTTTCCTCTACTTCTTCAGCTTCTTCGGCTTCTTCAATATCTTCTTGTGAAATTGTTTCTTCTTTGTCAAAATTGCTTTCCTCAATAGGAATAATTTTTTCTCCTTCCAACTCACTCTGGAAATATTTTTCTGCATTAACACGAATTATTTGCTGATGCTTCTCAAAATCTTCAATCAACTTATCTAAACGCTCACACTCCTCAACAATTGCTTTTTGCTCTTCAATTGTGGGAATTGGGATTTTTATTGTTTGTAAAGATGATTTATTCAGAGAACCATTACCAATCATTCCACTTCCCTTTCCTGAAAAATCAAAATAAGTTAAATAATGATACAAAAATGGATTAAGAATAACAGTTTCATTTTTTGTATTAATTCCAGCAATTGCTTCATTTGAATATAAAGGAACTCCTGCGATTGCGGTTTTACCAATACTTAACTTGAATGAAAAAAGTACGGTTCCCTTTGGAAAAAGCTTAACACTGCTTTTAGAAACACCAATATCAGTAATTTTTTCTTTGGAATCAATAATTTTTTTTCCATTCAATTCTCTAACAGAAACCCAAACATTATTTCCATTTTTGTAATACTCTAAATTGCTTCTTGAAGGAGTACCCCCAATTTCCAAATTACAAACTTCTCCCAATGTTTTTTTAGGACATCTTGCCATTCTTATTGAATTTTGGATGTGGTATTGCTTAGTTTTCTTTAAATCTTCAACAATTTCCTTGGATCTTTTAATTTGGTTTTCAAACATAAAATCCATATACTCCACAATTCTCTGTTGAGTCTCTATAGGGGGAATTGGTATTTTGATTTTTGAAATACTTGTTGAATAAACATGAGGCTGTGCTGCTCCTGTTTGTTGTTTGTATATTTCGTTCTGGGTAATTTTT